TCTTCCACCGGACTCACCCGGCTCGACGTCGGGGTCGTACCACTTGAACCACTCGCGCTTGAACTCCAGTCCCTCGCCCGCGGTCGGCCGCTGCTGGAAGAGGGCTGACCAAGTGCGCGCCGCGCGTGGGTTGTTTTCCCACTGCGCCCAGTGCTCGAGCGGAAACCACTCCGGCCACAGGTACTCGCCAGGCTGGCGGCCAAGCGGATCGTCTTCCTGTTCCGCCTTGGCCGGGATGTTGAGCACCGTCCAGTATTGCCCATCGCGACACAGGATGCGGCCCGACTGCCCGGCGTAGTTCTCCGGCAGCAGGCGCCCCGACACGTCGTCCTCGTTCCAGCGGGTCTGGATGATGATGGTCCACCCGCCCGGCAGCAGGCGGGTGGTGGCCGAGTCGAGGTACTCGTCCCAGGTCTTGTCGCGAATCACCGGCGAGTCCGCCGCCTCGCGCCCGGCCACCGGGTCGTCGAGCAGGATGCCGTTCGCCCGGTTGCCGGTGATGCCGGCCGTGATGCCGAAAGCCATGAACTCCGAGTTGTTGCTGAGCGCCCACTGCGGCACAGCCTTCTGGTCGGCGGCCAAGATCGGCCGATCCTTCCAGATGCTGACGTGCTTCGCCTCGCGGCACAGCGCGCGGGCCTTGCGCGATTGTTTCCAGGCGATGTTGGCCGCGTAGCTGGCGAGGATGATCCGGTACCCCGGGTTCTTCGCCAGCAGATAGGCCGGGGTGACGACGCTCGCGTAGGACGACTTGGCCGAGCCCGGCGGGGCGAAGATCATCAGGCGCCCGCGCGGAGTGAGTGTGCACTGCTCGATCGCCTCCAGGATCAGGCGATGGTGCAGCGCAAGAGAAGTCTCCACCGTCTTGAACTGCTCGGTCTCCGGGTCGGGGTTGACCGGCGCACCGGGAATATCGACCGAGCGGGCGTACTCCACCAGGCTCGAGCGCGCCCGCTGCCGGCGCAGCAGCTCGAGCGCCGCCTGCTGACGGGTCAGGCCCGCGTCAGTCACCGTCGCTTACCCCCAAATGCTGAATGCACATTCGATGCCGAAAAGTGCAAAAGCCAACAAAGCGCCGCTCATCAGGCACCAAAGGATGAACCATTCGTCGGGTTCGTCTTCCATTTCGCCGCTCTATTCCCAAGGTTCGAGGCCATTTTTAGTCTGCGCCCCGGGGGATGTCAAATTGCGGGTCCTCTTTTGGGTCCTTTTTCGCGGTGGGCCCCGGGGGGTAGGCGAATCGACGGGACTCTTTTTGGGTCCCCTATTCAGAAAGGCCGCCGGCACCCGGCCGAGGTCGTCCATTACGACCCCGGATAGTCGGCTGTCGGCGGCCTGTAAATCGCTACCAGCGGTGGGCCCTTCGCTTGTTCCACGTGGAACCTCACGAGCGTCAGATGGTACCGAAAAATTGCCGGGGGCCGCGGGTCCCTCGCGCGGGGGGTACTCCCCCCTGGCGATTCGCAACAGCTCCGCGTCGTCCGCCGCGAGCGCATCGCCGCTCGCCCCTGGCGCATTGCCATGCGCCAACAGCAATTGCGCGGCGCGCACCCGGTCGGCGGGGGTTGCCTGCGCGTCGTGCAGGGTATTGCGCAGTACGGCTCGAGCTAATTGTTCATCGTCCATTGTCGTCCTCCATATTCCAGGTCGGCGGCAGCGTAGCAGAGCAAAAAGCGAATTACGAAGGGTAAGGTAATTAAAACCGATTTTCCCTTACCGACTTACCGTCCTTACCCTCTTTGCCATTGAGCATATATATACTATATATACTGTATGTATATACAGTATATTTATGCATATACACACTACATCACTACTATATATAAAGGTAAGTAGAGTAAGGAATGCGCCGTTTGCCTTGCGCCCCGGGCCTTTTGCTACCTTACCGGAAACCTTACCTGATGCCATTACCTTACCAAGTGACAAAAATTGTCACTTTCTGACACGAATTGTCAGCAACTGACACGAATAGTCACCTTGTTTTGCGTCGCACCCTATACGAATCAATGACTTAGTTGTTGGCACGGCTCATGCATTGTTCTAAGTGACCGAACCACAACCCACCGGAGCCCTGCCATGATCCGCCTCACTCTCTTTGCAGCCGCATGGGCCTTGTCCGCCTTGCTGGCCATCCAGTTCATCACCAACTTCGCCCGATCGCTAATGGGGGGTGTCCTGTGACCTACTCACCGCGCTATGTCGTCCTGTGGCGAGGCCGGCGCTCGCGTCGCTACCTGATGCACGCTGCATTGCGTCTCGCTAATCGGATGCGTGCGCGGGGTCATACCGTGACGGTCGTTCGCAGTCTCCTGGAGAGGGTAATCAGCCGCTGACGCTTGCACCCTGTCGCCTTGAGGCGGCAGGCTGGAATCGTTAACCACTGGCACGAGGGATTGCAGACATGACCGCCACGAAAGATGAAATTATCAGCTTGTTGCACGCATTCATGGAACAACGTCCGGGCATGGAGTTCGCCAACTATGGCGACGTGCGCAGCTACCGGAGCGAGTCGCGCAGCATTACGCGCGACCTGCACGACGCGAGGACGCTACTGCGTGCAGTCAGTTGGCGCGAGAGCATTACCGCGGAGAACTTGGCCGCAGCGTTCCGCGCGTTCTCCGGCCGCCTCACCTTGACCGAGCGTAAGGGCCGGCCCGCGCTCGATTACTGCACGGGTCAATACTTCCCGACCGAGTACCGCAAGGCAGTGTGCGCCGTGCTCGCGTCTGCGCTGTGGGACTACTACCGCGATGAGTGCATGCCGGCGCCAATCGGCACGATGCAGTCGCGAGGGTACGAAACGGAAGCGTACCCAACGCCCGGCAAGCGCGGCGAAGTTTGCAGCGCAGGCGATTGGCTGCGCACCACGTTCAAGTGTGAATTTGGCGCCCACCTGGCGCGCCGCTACTTCGACTAAGGGGAAGCACATGAAACACAAAGACCACGAGCCCCGCGAGCACCGTCACGACCATCGGCGCGACTACCGTCAGGCGCGAGCGTTGAAGCGTTGCGCCACGGGCAAGAGGGTAAGAGCATGACCACGTTAAACGACTGCGGCCATGAGGGCGCCTACGGTACGGATAAGGCGACCACGCCATGAGAACCTTCCTCGTTACCCTGGCCGCCTTGCTGGTCGCATTCGCCGCGCTCTATGTGAGCGGACGCCATGCGCTCGAAAGAGTCGAACGGGCTCAAGCTCTGGCGTGCGCGCGATCGAGTGACGGCGCAGATCAGTCGATTGCCGACTGTTACACGTCGCGCGGCCTGGCCGTGCCGGAGGACTTATGAGCCACCACGCTTCGACGGCCGGGCGCCCGTGGCCTGCCATCAACCTGTCGGCTTTGCTCGATGCCTTGCTGCGCTCAGGCTACAGCCGATCGGAAGCCGTGCGCATCATGGCGGAACGCTACGGGCGCACGCAACGTGCGATCAATCGCAAACTGAGGGAAACACCATGAGCGACGAACAATTCGAGTTGCAGTTTTTCGATGGGAAAAAGTATCAAACCAAGTTCACGGGCACGCTGGCTGGTGTGCAAAAGGTGTTTAGCATGACGCGCAAGGGTTGGCGCATTGTGAAGTCCAGCAAGGCGCGGCCGCTTAAGCCGGTGTATCGCAGGCCGCGTGCTGGTCGTGCAACGCTCACCAGGTATAACGCAGGCGCTGCACGGGGTGAGTACCTCGCATGGGCGAAGGCCAAAGGGCTCAAGAGCATAGCCGTGTACGAGGGCGTGCGGATTGCCTATAACGGCCCGAAGCCGACACACTGGCAGGGGATCGAGTTGCGCTACGTCAACGCGTCGGACTTCCTCGGCGACGCGCCCGCAGCAGAGTCCGATGATTGACGGCAATGCCCTGTTGCGCATCCGCGATGCCGCGGCGCGCCTGGGGCATGTCCTCGGACCGTTTGCCGTGACGGTGCCGCCGCATGCCAGCGCAGAATGCACGCGCCTGGGCTGCAACCTGGGGTGTACTGTGGATTTATCCAGCTACCCCACGGCCGCGGGCGCGGTCCTTACCTATGCTTGCCCGGCGCGCCGCGTCGTGGCAGAGTCTGCAACCTCATGAGGGGAGAGAACAATATGAAAATCGTTCTGGCGATTCTGGGATTCGTGGTAGCCGCCGTGTTGCTATTTCGATTGCTGGTCAACATCGGGCTCGCGATGAGTTCGAGGCCCTGGCAGTGAGCCTCATCCCGTTGCAACTACACTCGCGCGTGGTGCTCAATCGTGACGAGCCCCCTGCCCTGCGCTTCGCGCGCGTACGGGCCTACATGCGGCACATGCACCGCTTCCAATTCCACCGCGATCAAAAACAAGACCGGCTACCGAAGCGGTAATTCGTGACACAAGAAGGCAGGACAATCCTCGCGGACTACACGCGCGCCGGCTGGGCGCTGGTCCCCATCCCGCATGGCAGCAAGGGACCGCGCACCGCGAACTGGAACAGTCGTGAGATGTGCATCGCGGACCCGGCCATTGCCGAGTGGATAGAAGGCAATGTCGGACTCGCGCATGCGTACAGCGGAACGTGCGCCATTGATATCGACGACATGGCGAAGGCGACGGTGTGGCTCGCGGAGCGCAAGATCGACCTGCATGCACTCTTGAATGCGCCCGATGCCGTGCGCATTGAATCCCGCCCCGGGCGCGCGAAGCTATTGTATCGGCTGCCTAAACCGCTGCCGTCGTTCAACCTGGGCGGGCTGGAGTTGCGCTGCGCCGCGAGCAATGGGCGCACGGTGCAGGACGTACTACCCCCCAGCGTTCACCCTGAGACGCGTGAGCCGTATGCCTGGGCGGGTGCCGACTGGCGCAAGCTGCCGCCCTTGCCCGGCGACCTTGAGAGCCTGTGGCGCTCGTTGATCCCCGCCACGCGCCCGAAGCCCGCGCACCCGAACAAGGCCAACGACACCACACGCAAGGATTCGCCACGGCTGCGCGCCATGTTGGAACGGCACAGTCCGGACGCCAGCTATCCCGATTGGGTTGCGGTCGGCATGTCCCTGCACCACGAGACACAAGGCAGCGACGCGGGCCTCGCCTTGTGGAACGAATGGAGCGCGAAGGGCGCGAAGTACAAAGGCATTGGCGACCTCGAAACGCACTGGCGCTCATTCCGCATGGATCACGTGCAACCGCGCACGCTGGCGTCCCTGCGTACGGAATCCGCAGCCGAGGCGCATGACTTCCCTGACCTGTCGCTGACGCCTGTCACCGAGCGCACGGTGCCGGCCGGATTGACCGGCCCGATGCGCGCGCAGCCCGATACGCACGCACGCGACCTGGCGCTGGAAAGCGCCCGCAGCGTGCGACGCACTAAGGCGGGTACGATCGAGGCGCGTGTCAGTAACGTGGTGGCGGTCCTCGGCGTGGAGGAAGTCTCGCGCTACGAGATCGCGCGTGACACCTTTCAAGACGCCATCATGGTCACGCCGAAGCACAGTACCGCTTGGCGTCCGCTGACGGAGACCGACTACACCACAATGCGCGTGACGCTCGAAACCAGCGGCAACTGCGAGCCGATCCCGGCGGCGATGATGCGCGATGCGGTCAAGCTCGTCGCCGAAAGGAACAAGATGGACACCGCGCAAATCTGGCTGGGGTCGCTGCAATGGGACGGCATCGAGCGCATCGAACGATTCTGCCATACGCACTTCGGCACGCGCGACGAGCCGTACACCCGTGCGGTGGGGGTGTATCTGTGGACCGCACTCGCTGGCCGGGTCATGGCGCCCGGCTGCCAGGCGGACATGGTGCCGGTGCTGATCGGCAAGCAAGGCGTCGGCAAGTCGCGCGGGGTGCAAGCCTTGGTGCCGAGCCCGGAGCATTATGTCGAGTTGCGTCTGGATGAGCCCGACGATGCGATTGCGCGCAAGTGCCGGGCCGTGCTGGTCGCGGAACTCGCGGAAATGCGCGGGCTGCGCGCGGCCGACATCGAGCGCGTCAAGTCGTTCATCACCCGCACGCAGGAACGCTGGGTGCCGAAATATGAGGAATTCGCGACCAATTACGCGCGGCGCTTCCTGATCATCGGCACGACCAACGATGAAGAATTCCTGCCCACCGATCTCGAAAATCGCCGCTGGCTGCCGATGCACGTCAAGCGGGTCAACGTCAACGCCATTCGCGACGATCGTGAGCAGTTATGGGCGGAAGCGCTAATTCGCTACACGGTCGAGGGTATCTACTGGGAAGGCATGGACCAGCTTGCAGTCGATGCGCGCGCCGCCGCGAGCGGCGAGGACGCCTGGGAAGACGCCATTGTGTTGTGGCTCAAGGAAGGCACGCCGACCCTGCTCAAGATGCAGGACATTCTGTCGAATGCGGTCGGGCTCGATTCGCGCACGGTCAAGCGTAGTGACGAATTGCGGGTCGCGCGGATTCTGCGCGGCCTGGGATACGAGCGGCAAACGAAATGGTTCGAAGGCCGCACGCAGAAAGTGTGGGCGCTTGAAAAGGCCCTGTAATTCGTGATACTAATTGCCACCAGGAGCCCACAGGAGGGTAACTAAATGTCAGCCACCATCCGTTTGAATTTCGAAGCCGATTCGGCCGAGGAACTGGCCCGCGTGTTGCGTCGCTTTACGGAAGCCATGAACTCCGTGCCTGTGTCCGACTCCGTTCTTCTCGGTGATGAGCACGATATCGCCATCATCCAGAGTCTGCCCGCGAAGCCGCGCGGCCGCCCGAAGAAAGTCGAATCCCCCGAACCCGTTGAGCCGGTCGCCTCCCCCGCGCCGGCTGCGGTAGAGGTCGCAGCGCCGGCACCGGTTTCGGTGGTTGCCGAGGCCGGCGCTGCGGCATCGCCGACCGTGACCAAGGCTGAGGTGCAGGCGGCCCTGATCGAAGTGGTCAAGGGCATCGGTCGTGAAGCGTGCGTCACGCTGTGCGAGAAGTACGGCGCGAAGAACCTCTCGGCGATCGACCCGTCGCACTACGCGAGCCTGCTGGCCGACGCGCGGGCTGCACTCGAGACCGTTTGAACACCGTCAGCCAGGCGCCTGCGTCGACGGACGCAGGGTGGCACGCTCAGTTCTCTCCGTCTGCCGCCGATCGCTGGATCCCTTGCCCGGGGTCGATCGCCGCATCACGCGGCGTCGAGAAAACCTCCAACAAGTTCGCCGACGAAGGCACGGCCGCGCATACGCTGGCGAGTCGCTGCTTCGACTATGGTAAGCCGGCCGCGTTCTGGATCGGCGAGACCATCGAGGTCGGCGGGGTGCAGTGGCCCGTCACCGAGGACATGGCGGATTACGTCCAGCAGTACGTGGATGACGTCAACAGCCGTGTCTGTGGCGGCACGCGCCTGCACGAGCAGCGCGTGTACTTTTCCGAGAGCATCGGGGTGCCGGATCAAGGCGGCACCTCGGATGCCATTATCCTGTCGGCGGACTGCAAACGGCTGATCGTCGAGGACTTGAAGTTTGGCCTCGGCGTGCAGGTGGACGCCGAAGAGAACGCGCAAATGATGACCTATGCCATCGGTGTGCTCGAGACGTTCTCGGTGGTGATGGACATGGACTCGGTTGAAGAGGTGACGCTCGTCATCCATCAGCCGCGGCTCGATCATGTCAGCGAGTGGACTTGCAGCATCGACCGGCTGCACCAGCATGCGGCGACTATCCGCGAGGCAGCCGAGATTGCGCTCAGCGCCTGTAGTGATGCAGACAACGGCATTCCGTTGTCTGATGCGTACTTCAAGGTGACGGAGAAGGGCTGCCGCTGGTGCCCGGTCAAGGCGACCTGCGACCACTATCGGCGCCACGTCAGCGCGCTGGTGTTCGACGACTTTGAGACGCTGGACAGTCCCGACGTGCTACAGGTGATGGGCGCGCCGCAGGTGCCCGTGGGCCCGGCGCTCGGTCAACTGTATGGCGTACTCGACATGATCGAGGACTGGTGCCGCGGGGTGCGCGGCGAGGTCGAGCGGCTGGTGCTGGCCGGCATGGACGTCATTGGGCCCGACGGGGCGCGTATGAAGCTGGTCGAGGGCAAGAAAGGCCGGCGCTACTGGACCGACAAGGAGCAGGCTAAAGCCTTCTTGCTCGGCATCCTGTCGCGTGAGGAGTATATCATCGAAGAGGTCATCACGCCGGCCGTCGCTGAGAAGAAGGTCAAGAAGAAAGCGAGCAAGGCGCAGTGGGCCGACATCCAGGCGGCCGTCGTCAAGCAGGCCCCGGGCAAGGCGCACGTCGTACTTGGCTCGGATCCGCGCCCGCCGTACTCGCCGGAGGCGGGGGCGAGCGAGTTCGAGGACCTGGAATGAAAAATCTAACCGATCGGGAGCTGTCGGCGCTCAGTTGGGCGGTCTCGCGCGCTGCCGAGTGGCGCGGAGCCGAGATCGGCAATCCGGACCCCGCGCCGCTAGATCGTTTCGACCGGCGCGTAAGTGAAGCGCGCATGGCGCTGCGCAAGGTCCGTGAGGTTCGAAAGTTGCTCAAGGAACTGGCTTACCAGCGAGCCCCGTAGTGATTACCGATCCCCCATTCATGCCGCAGAAAGGACAACCTGCTATGAACGACAAGGCGAAGCAAAAGTCCGACAAAGCGCGTGAGCGCCGTGAGGCGAAGATTCGTCAGGACGCCGCCTCCGCGGCATTCGAGCGTGGAAAGCGTGCCGGTCGAGAAGAATTGCAAGAGAAACTTCGCGAACTCTTGGGGCTTGACGAAGGCTGGCTGTAACCACTGAACCGAGGACAGATGTTAACCGATCCCCCATTCATGCCGCAGAAAGGACAACCCGCGTTCCATCTGCGTGACACGACGCCCGTCACGGATGACGTTATCGGGAATAACACGCCCGAGGATATCACCAGACTACTTGGCGAGGTCGAAGCCCTGCCGCCTTGCACTACTGACTAGGAAACAGTGCTTAATTTTTCAACGAAGGAGACAACGATGAGAGTTCGAGCGAAGTTTACCTGCAACAGCATCACCAGAACCAAACGGTGGAATGGCCCCGGCGAGGTCCAGACGATCAAGCTATCGCCCGTGACGAGTGGCAGTGACGAAAACAAGGAATTCTTCGACGCCACTCCGACCGGCAGCATCGAACTCGGCACCGTGAACGAAGCGGCAGCCAAGCAGTTCGAACTCGGCAAGTCGTACTACATCGACTTCACGCTGGCCGACTGAGGGGCATCCGTGGCCGTCATGCCGTTTGGGAAGCATCGGGGCGAGGACATTGAAGACGTGCCCTCGGACTACCTGCAGTGGTTCGTAAGCAGTGTTGATGCCCCGCCCGTGGGCGACAAGCGGCGTGACGCCCATCTTGATCTGGTCAGCGAGATCGAAAGCGAACTCGCGTCCCGCAAGAAATACGGCCGCGAGAGCCACTGTACCGAGGACAGATGTTAACCGATCCCCCATTCATGCCGCAGAAGGGACAGCCCGCGTTCCATCTGCGTGATACGACGCCCGCTGAGTTGGAGCAATTCCAACGGATGCTGGCGAAAGCCGAAGCCGACAAGCGGGAAGCTGCAAATTTCAACTCTCAAAAGGAAACTCACGAATGAAATACCTGATCAAGAATGCGCGACTGTCGTTCCCCGATATCTTCAAGGCCAAGGCCGTCAACGAAGGCGACGAGCCCTCATTCTCAGCCTCGTTCCTTCTCCTGCCGACCGATCCGCAGGTGAAGGAAATGAATGCCATCTTCGAGGCATTGGCGAGGGAAGAGTGGAAGGACAAGGCGCCGGCCATCATGAAGATGCTGCGTGCGCAGGATCGAATTTGCCTGCACGATGGCGGTCTCAAACCCTACGCAGGGTACGAGGGCACGGTGTACGTCTCTTCGCGCAGCAAGAACCGTCCGACGGTGTTCGATCGTCAGCGCAACCCGGTGACGGCCGACAGCGGGCTGGTCTACTCCGGCTGCTACGTGAACGGCTCAGTCGAGTTCTACGCACAGGACAATCAGTACGGCAAGCGCATCAACGCGCAGCTCCGTGGTGTCCAGTTCGTGAAGGACGGTGATGCGTTCGCGGCCGGCACACCCGCGTCCGAAAAGGACTTCGACGACCTGGGCGATCAGGGCGACGACACGGACCCGACGGCCTGACTGGACTCCTTTCCCGCGTGCCCGCTGCGTAGCAGTATGCACAACGCCGAGCTTGCAAGCGACGCGCGGGGAAGGACTTCCACATGAACTTGTATCTCGACACCGAGACCTATTCGCCCGTGCCACTGGCGCACGGCCTGGCGCGCTATGCGACGCAAGTCGAAGTGATGGTGGTGACGTGGGCGATCGACGAGGGGCCGGTGCATACACTGGAGTGCATGCGTAACACCGGCGATCAGGTACGGGCATTGCTGACTGCGATCGACGCTGCAGATCGAATCATTGCGCACAATGCACAGTTCGATCGTACCGTTCTTGAGACGACAGGCTGGTGGCCCAAGGGCGTCGGCCACAAGTGGTACTGCACGATGGCGCAAGCGCTGCGTCACGGGCTGCCCGGCGGGCTCGACAAGTTGTCGACTGTCTTCAAGCTCGACGCGGGTACCGCGAAGCTCGACGGGCACAAGCTGGTCATGCTGTTCTGCAAGCCTGACAAGCATGGGAAACGCGCAACGCGCCTGACGCACCCCGAGGAGTGGAAGCGCTTCCTGCGTTACGCAGCGCAGGATATCGTTGCGATGCGTGCCCTATACCACAAGATTCCGAAGTGGAACGACACCCCTTTCGAACTGGCGCTGTGGGACCTCGATCAGACCATCAACGCCCGCGGCATCGCGGTGGACGTCGAGTTCGCCACCGCGGCGGTTCGAGCAACGCGCGAGGAACAGGCGCGCCTTGCCAAGCGCACACAGGAGTTGACCGAGGGCGTGGTCGAGCGCGCAACGCAGCGCGACCGGCTGATGGCGTTCCTGCTCGCCGAGCACGGCGTTGAACTGCCGAACATGAAAGCCGACACCCTCGAGCGGCGCCTCGAGGACCCCGAGCTACCAGAGTTCATCAAGGAACTGTTGCGTCTGCGCCTGACGGCCAGCATGGCGTCGACCTCCAAGTACAAGCGCCTGCTCGACCTGCAGGTGGCCGGGCGCATCTATCACACGCTCCAATATTGCGGTGCACAACGCACCGGGCGCTGGGCCGGGCGGGGGCTGCAGCCGCAGAACCTGTACCGACCGACGATCCCCTACGAGGACATCCTCACGGCGATCGAGGCCGTCAAGGCCGGCGCTGAGTCGATCCTGCTGGACGACGTGATGGAAGCGATGGCGAGCGCCATCCGCTCCGCACTGGTGGCCGGGCCCGGCAAGAAGCTGGTCGTGTCGGATCTCGCCAACATCGAGGGCCGGATCCTCGCCTGGCTGGGGCACGAGGACTGGAAGACGCAGGCGTTCCGTGATTATGACAAGGGCACCGGCCCGGACCTGTACATCCAAGCCTATGCCCGCACCTTCGGGGTTGACCCGAAGACCGTCACTAAGGCGCAGCGCCAGATTGGCAAAGTCCTCGAGCTGGCCTTCGGTTACGAGGGTGGGGTCGGCGCCTGCGTCACGGCGGCCGCGACCTATGGCATCGACCTGGAGGAACTGGCGACGGCCGTCACCCCCACCCTGCCGCTTGAGGTAGCGCTGGACGCGCAGTCGACCTGGCGCTGGGCCATGAAGAAGGGTCGCACGCTGGGCCTCTCTGAGCGCGTCTACGTGGCTTGTGAGGGGTTGAAGCGCCTGTGGCGGGAAACCCACCCCGCGACTGTCCAGCTATGGGTCGACGCCGGTAACGCGGCGCGCTCGGCTATCCTCCACCCGGGGGTCGAGTACCGGGCGGGCCGGCTGGTCTTCGACCGCAAGGGGGCGTGGCTGCGCATCCGCCTGCCGTCGGGGCGCTACCTGCTTTACCCCAACCCGAAGCTCGAGGGCGAGGGGCAGGCAATCAAGTACGCGGCGTGGAACGTCTACAAGAAGTGCTGGCACCACGAGGGCACCTACGGCGGCAAGCTGGTGGAGAACGCCTGTCAGGGCGTGGCGCGGGACGTGATGGCGCTCGGGATGGTGTACGCGGAAGAGGCGGGCTTTCCTGTGGTCTTGACCGTGCACGATGAACTGGTCACCGAGGTCGATGATGACCCGGTGTGCAACGCGGCATGGCTGAGCGGCTTGCTCGCCGAAGGCACTGATTGGACCAAAGGCTTGCCGCTCGCGGCGAAGGGGTTCGAGAATGCCCGATACCGGAAGGAGGATTGATGACTGTCTTGCTAGTGATTCCGATAACCGCACTCATAATGATTATCGGGGTGGCGGTAGTGTCTCGCATAGGGGGTATCGGCCTGTCTCTGAAAGATGCCGCCTATTTTTTCGTTGCCTTTAACGTTGGCCTATCGGCCGCGATTATCGCGGTGTATGTAGCCGCGTGGATTATGCCATGACTAAAATTCGTGAGGCTGACATCGAAGCGTACCTGGTCAAGCGGGTGGCCGAGGCCGGGGGTGTGGCGGAGAAGTTCACCTCGCCCAACCGTACGGCAGTGCCGGATAGGATCGTGTTGTGGACCAACCCCTCCGACACCCAGTTCGTTGAATGCAAAGCGCCGGGTAAGAAACCCACTGTTGCTCAAGCTCGCGATCACGCGCGGCGCAGCGCGATGGGGTTCATCGTTGTTGTGGTGGATAGTTTCGAAGCCGTTGACGATTTCATAAGGGTGTACCGATGAGCAAGCGTTACCGCCCAAGCGCCGCGCGCAAGCTGGTCGACCACCGCTGGGTCCGCGACAAGCGCGGCAACTGGCGCCACGAGACCGAAGAGGTCCACGAGGTCGAGTTCTGCCATCGGTGCATCCGCGAGAAGCCGGGGTTCCACAAGGGAGCGCGGACCCGTTGAGCATCGCCTACTACAACGAGATCGACCCGTATGCCGCCGAGTGGTTGCGTACGCTTATTCTGGTGGGACTCATCGCCCCGGGGGAAGTGGATGAACGAAGCATCGAAGACGTTACTCCCGGCGACCTTGCCGGATACACGCAGTGCCATTTCTTCGCCGGGATCGGCGGCTGGAGCCTCGCCCTGCGCCTCGCCGGCTGGCCTGACGAGCGCCCTGTCTGGACCGGAAGCTGCCCTTGCCAGCCTTTCAGCGCGGCAGGCAAAGGCGCTGGGGTTGCTGACGAGCGGCACCTATGGCCCGCCTGGCAATGGCTTATCGGCCAGTGTCGCCCTGTCGTCGTCTTTGGGGAGCAGGTTGAGGCAGCGGTTAAGCACGATTGGCTCGACCTTGTTCAAACTGACCTGGAAGGTCTCGGCTACGTCAGCGGGGCGGTCTGTCTCCCTGCTGCGGGCGTCGGGGCACCGCACGCCCGCAGCCGCCTGTGGTTCGTGGCCGACACTAATGGCGGGTACGCCCGCGCAGAAGGGGTACAACGAAGCGGGCAACACGGACTCGTCCCGTCGGACGGTCGAGCTTGCGAGTTGGCCAACAACGAAGCGCGACGACGGAGTGAAGTCAATCCGGTCGGGGGCGGGCGCGATGAAGGAGTACGAGCGCAAGGGGGTCAACGACCTGACCGTGGCGGCGTGTCTGGCGAGTTGGGCAACCCCGACGACGAGAGACCACAAGGACGGAGGCTCGGTGGGAACGGCACCAGTCAACGCGCTATTAGGGCGGCAGGCATGGCTGGCGGATCCCTGGTCGACGCCTCGGGCAAACAAGTGGGGGTTTCCCGATGCCCACGGGAGCAAAGAAGCTCCTATTGGGCCGACGTTGACTGGATCCCCTGCCGAGACGGCAAAGCCCGGCCAGTTGAACCCGGCACATTCCCGCTGGCTCATGGGGTACCCGCCCGAGTGGGACGCCTGCGCGCCTACGGCAATGCCATCGTCCCGCAAGTCGCGGCGGAAGTGATCCGCGCCTACGGGGAGTGGCTGAATCGATGAGCCGTCTCTTCACTCCCCGGCCACATCAGGCCATCGCGATCGACTTCCTGTTGTCGACGCCGCGCTGCAACCTGTGGGCGGGCATGGGGCTCGGCAAGACGGTCTGTGCCGTGACCGTGGTCGACCTGCTGCGCCTGACGGGGACCGACGACCCGATCCTGGTGCTCGGCCCGCTGCGCGTCGCGCGCGACACCTGGCCCGGCGAGATCGACAAGTGGGAACACCTGCGCCACCTGCACCTTGCGCCGATCATCGGGGATCGTCACGTGCGCGCCAACGTGCTGCGCCAGAAGGCCGACCTGTACTCGATCAATTACGACAACCTGCCGTGGTTGATAGAAGCGCTCGGCGACAAGCCGTGGCCCTTCCGCGTGGTGATCGCTGACGAGAGTACCCGGCTCAAGGGCTATCGCACCCAGCAAGGGGGCGTGCGCACCCGGGCGCTCGCCAAGGTGGCGCGCGATACCGACCGCTGGATCAATTTGACCGGCACCCCGGCCAGCAACGGATTGAAAGACCTGTGGGGGCAGATGTGGTTCATCGACTTCGGCGCTCGCCTTGGGCGCACGCACACCGACTTCATGCAACGTTGGTTCAGCAAGAACGAGTACACGCGGCGCATCGAGCCGCATCGGCATTCCGAGGCGGAGATTCATGCGCGCATCGCAGATGTCACCCTGTCGATCAACCCGAAGGACTGGTTTGACCTCGAGGAACCGATCCCCAACGAGGTGCGAGTGACGCTTCCCCCGGCCGCGCGGATCCAGTACAAACAGCTCGAGAAAGATATGTTCACGACGCTGAGTTGCGGCACCGAGCTGGAAGTGTTCAACGCCGCGGCGCTCACCAACAAGTGCCGGCAGTTCGCCAACGGGGCGGCTTATACCGAGAACCCGAAGTGGGTTGCCGTGCACGATGCCAAGCTCGACGCGCTCGAGAGTGTGATCGAGGAAGCCGGTGGCGATCAGCTACTGGTCTCGTACGCCTTCGTCAGCGACCGTGAGCGCATTTTGCACCGCTTCAAGCAAGCCGCGGACATTTCGACCCCGGCAGGGTTCAAGGCGTTCATGCAGGGCGACAAGCAACTCGGCGTAGCCCATCCGAAATCGATGGGGCACGGTATCGACGGTATGCAGGATGTGTGCAACCATCTGGTCTACTTCGGGCTCGACTGGGACCTGGAACTGCATCAGCAGATTCTAGAGCGCATCGGGCCGGTGCGCCAGATGCAGTCGGGACTGGACCGACCGGTGTGGGTCACGAGTATCATCGCGGACGGTACTCTGGATGACACGCTGATCGAGCGGCATCATGACAAGCGTGCGGTGCAGGATCTACTACTCGAAGCCATGAGCAGGAGGACAGCATGACAGATGAAACACTGTATGGGCGCTACTGTCGTGTGGCCCACGTACTGAACACCAGTACGGATACCTCGGACAAAACGCTTGCGCGGATTAGTTCGATCATGTGGGGAAGCCCCAGTGATGTTGGGGAGTGCGGCTTGAAGAAAGCCAGCGACGAGCAGATCGGCGGGGGCCACTACAAGGGCTACGCGATTCAGCCTGCGGAATTCATCCACCGCAACAAGATTGGATTCCTCGAGGGCAACGTCATCAAGTACGTTTGCCGCCACCCGCAGAAAGGTGGCCGGCAGGATATCGAGAAGGCCATCCACTACCTGCAATTGCTGCTGGAATGGGAACGCCCTGCTGGTATCAAGCCAGCGGTGCAGCCGTGAACCTAGAACTTATCAGCCATTACAACAGCATCTTGATGCATTTACAGGATGCGCTGCACCAACAACAAATGGAGATGATCGCGCTGCGCCGTGATCGGGACGAACTGACTAACCAGTTGCTTCGGATGCAGGCCGAGCGAACAGCGTCTACATCCGCAGTGGGTACGCCGTGACCGTCACCATCAAGACCGGGCACTGCCTGGAAGTCCTGCGCACGCTGCCCGACGAGTCGGTGAACTGCATCGTCACGTCCCCGCCCTACTGGCGGCAGCGCGACTACGGGCACCCAGGACAGTTGGGCCTCGAACCGACGCCCGAAGAATACATCGCCAACATGGTCGCGGTGTTCAGCGAATGCCGCCGCATCCTGCGAACGGATGGCACCTGTTGGGTGAACATCGGGGACAAGTGGGCAAGTGGCGGCAACGGCGGGGGCGGGTCGTTCATGAACGAACGCGCAGACGCATGGACCCACGCGAAAGGCGCGAAGGGTTGGCGCAAACCGCCCGCTGGCTACAAGGATAAGGATCTAATCGGCGTGCCTTGGATGCTGGCCTTCGCGATGCGTGCCGAGGGGTGGTTCCTGCGTCAGTGCAACATATGGGCGAAGCCGAACTGTATGCCCGAATCGGTGCGGGACCGCTCCACGGCATCGCATGAGTACGTGTTCCAATTCTCGAAAAACAACGACTACTGGTACGACTCAGACGCCGCCAGGACGCCCTCCGCGCCCTCCACCGAGACGCGGCTGGCGCAGGACATCGAATCGCAGGAAGGCTCCGCGCGAGCCAATGGTGGTGCCAAGACGAACGGCAAAATGAAGGCGGTGCAGCGCAGCGACAAGCAACGCGGGCGCAGCCGCAAACACAACGGATTCAACGACCGTTGGGACGCGATGCCGGTCGCGGATCAAATGGCGAATGGCGCAAACCTGCGTTCGGTCTGGTGGATTTCGCCGGCTCAGTACGGGGAGAGCCACTACGCCGTCATGCCGGAAAGGCTGGCCGAGATATGCATAGCGGCCGGCTGCCCCAGGGACGGCACCGTGATAGATCCTTTCGGCGGAGCCGGAACCACGGGGCTGGTCGCTGACCGGATGCAGCGTCACGCCATTCTGATCGAGCTGAACCCGGAATATGCGGCCCTAGCACGGGACCGCATCAGCGACGACGCGCCATTGTTTGCGGCGGTCGTATGAGAGTCACTGATGAGCGGTCAGCGCTTGGCGTTCGCGCTGACCGCTCTGGTCATCCTGCTCGTGCTGTGGATCAGCTTGCGGTAGCGGCGAACTCGGTCGGCTCGCCCGGGGCGGCTAGCTCGGGCGCGGCGATCGTGATCGAGGTCGTGACCACGGTACTCACCTTCGGTGGTACCTGTGCGTCGACCGCGTCGGCCTGGAACTCGTAGTCGCCCGGCTCGAGGCCGACGACCGTGAAGGTCTGGACGCCCGCGGCCACCGTGGTGAGCTTGGTGAAGTCCGGTGCGCCCGCAACGCGCATGAATAGCTCGATACCGGTGAGTTCCGAGGCAGCAAGGTCGGTGCCGTCGGCACGCACCACAGGGTCTTTCCAGCTCAGCTTGACGTCGGTCATGTGTTTCACCTTCGCTTTGAATTTCGTGACAGGACCTGGCGCGGCCAATCGCCGCCACCAGAACAAAAGGATCAGCAGCCACTTCCAGTAGTACACCAGTTTCCTCCTACTGGTTAAACAAACAGCCCCGTGTGTGCGGTTCCGCACGGAACTTAACAATAATCATAGCCTATCCTTCTCGACAGGGCTACACCGCTAACCGTCACTGGCCCTACAGGGGGCACCCCCGGCGCGAGGTAGGCCACTTAGCGCCGGGGGTGCCGATTTTACTCTTCCAGCATACCGACATCGAAGCGGTGTCGTGCAACTTCTCCATGCACTTTGTGGAAGACCAATGACGTCATGTCCCGCCCCGACCGGTACCCGGCCGCCGTCGCCCAAGCGTCGCGCGCAGCCAAGGTACGGAAGGACTCCACCATGCAGCCGGGTTGTTCGAGGACCTTGCGCTGGTGGATATGCCCCGTGAGCCAGTAGCGATGGGCGGTCGCGCCCCACAAGGCGGGCTGGTCGGCGGCCATGACGCCGGCGAGCTTGTCGAGTTTCGCAGTATCGCCATGCGTCACCCCCAGGAGGACCTTGCCATGTTGATGATAGACGAATTTAGCGGGCGACTGGTCGATCGAGACGCGCGGGTTTTTCTCGTAGAGCAGCGCAAGGGTCAGCGACAGCCAGAGCGCGCCCACGTCGTCGTGGTTTCCACAGGCGTTGATTACCCGCACATGCTTGTGCTTGCGGAGCGCACTGTCGACAAACGTGCGAAGCATCGCAACGCCAGCGTGGATCATCTGAGCGTAGCGGGTGTCGACGTCCAGCGCGTTGTGACTACGGGTAGTTTCGGGCCGATGCTGGTCAACGTGAAAGAAGTCCCCGACGTTGACGATCAGCCCGATCTCAGCCGCGGGTGAGATGTCGATCAGATGGTGTGCGGCGGCGGTGAGCAGATTCTCGGCGATGCTGATGTCGTAACTCTCGCCGGCTTCCTCGGCCCATGCGTACATGGCCGTATGGTGGTCGCCGATCGGGTAGACGGTGAGCAGTTCCTTGAGCGTGTGCTCGGGAGCCGTGATCTTCTGCACCGGTGTGGTGGCCGAGAACACGTCCTTGACGGCCTCGGCCCACTGCACAGCGGAGCGCTTGTCGTGGTCGGCCTTGGTCCACTGCAGGACCAGGTTGCCCTCGGCGTCGCGCAGCGTCGAGGTGGCTCGAACGGTTGGGTCCGGTGGGGCAATCTTGCCTTCGGTCTCGAGGACTCGGATGCGCTCCCGGTATCGTGACAGCCCCAGTCCTGCTTCTTTGGCGGCGGCCATTTGCGAAAAAGGGAATTTGTTGGCCGCCTTGAGTATTGCTTCGTCGGTCGCCTTTTGCTTGTTGTTCACGCCTTGGGTTTCCGTGCCCGGCGGATTTGCCGGGGTTCCTTGGTCGTGGTCCAGCGCTCCTGCATGACCCCGGAGTCAATGCGGGTCTCGACCTTGTGCTCCATGCCGCAACCGCAGCACACGTGATGGCGGAAGGCGCCGATCGGCACCCACTCGTTGTCAGTCAATTCGTAAACGTCGCCGCGCTTGAGCTTGCCCAACTTCTCGTGCTGCGTCCCTGCATCACGGCGCTTCATACGCGGAATTCACTAGCGGGAATGTCGGCGAGTTTCAACCGGTCGTCGGGCATGTGAATGACGCACTGCAGGGCGATGCAGTACAGCACCACTACGCCCGGCGGAGCTTCGTACTCGACGGTGCCGATGCGCAGCAGTTCGACATCACTGCCCGTGTAAAGGTAGACCGGCGCTGTGAGCATTCCGGCCGCGGCAAGGAGCAGGGCGTACATGCTACTTCGGTTGCAGCGCAGCTGCGCGGCACTCGTAGTAGTGATCGGCGACTTCCTTGAGCTTTCTCACGGTGGCGCCGAAACTCTTGTCAGTGAGCGGCGTCAGCTTGGGGCACGACACCGTTAGCAGGGCTTTTTGTCCGGGGTCGGTCTTCGGGGGCCGTGAGGGCGTCGTTGAGCAGGCCGAGAGAAGTGTCAGTGTTGATGCAATCGCGATAGACCGGCTTCTCCACCGTCTCAGTCGCCAGCCGTTGAGTCGTGTGCTCATTGACTACCTTGATCCCCGCGATCGCTTCCGAGGTCACGGCCAGTGCCGCCTCGCGCGTCCGATCCTCGATCGAGCGCTCTTTTGCCTGCGTTGCGATCAGATGCTCCTGTCCCGCTCCGTACGCTTTGTACCCTACCGCGCCGAGCGACGCAACATAGAACACGCCGATTGCGATCAGAATCCAAGGGTTAGCTAGCATTCGTGGCCTCTCCCGCAGTTCTTTTTACAGCCTGGTAGGTGTTGCTGACGATGTAGACACCGACCGTCCCCAGCAGGACGTCACGATAGGTTGTGGCGTCCAGCTTGCCGAACCATACCAGCACGGTGTTGACGATTCCACAGCCCATTGCCATGAAGAACCGTCGGCCGCCGAGATCATCGATTATGTCAACTGGCTTCACACGGTTGGACAGGGGATGAAGTTGGTCGAGCAAATGGGCTGATCGATCAGGACCCACAGCGGGAAAGCGTACGGCACGCTCGCACCGGTGCCGGGGTTCATGTAGGTGTAGAACTCGATGTAATTGTAGCCGCTCGCCGTGGGGGTGTTCTTGATCGCATCGGGGTAGCGCGCCAGTAGGCTCGCCACGCCGTAATCCGTGTCGTAGATCGACGGGTAGGTCGTGTACGAGTGCAGCTTGCGATAGCCTTGATGCGCATTGATCATCGTCTGCGTCGCGACCCACACTTCGATGGTCATGTCGAAATGCGTGGGCGTGCTGCCCTTCCACGTGTCCCAGCCCTGCAGCGTGCCGATGCGCATCGTGCCGCCTGAGGTGTACGCCGGCTCGGCCGTCGTGTTCCACGGGAAGGTGATGGTCTCGGCAACGTAGTCGAAGTTCGCCTGCCCGACTGGCTTGACGACCACGGTGGGGTCGGACCAGTTGGGCTCGGTGCCCTCGATGCGGAAGTACGTGCCGGTCGCGAACTTCCACAGCGTCTGCACGCTGGCGAGGCCCGGCACATGGATGACGGTGTTGATGCCGCGGGTGATCGAGGCCACCGGCAGTGAGCCCTGCGCTGTCAGGTTCGGCACGAGCTGGCGGCCGGGATTCTGGCGGCCCGGGATCAGATGCAACAGGACTGTGACCCATTCATCCTTCGGATACAGGAAGCAGTCAATGCGCGGGTCGATGTAGTGGCAGGTGCTGATCTGGTTCTGAATGTGCGAGGCAGACTGCTGATTGAGCCCGTCTTCGTAGAGCCAGGCACCGGCGTTGCCGAAGATGAAGAACGCGTTGCTGCCGCCCGCGCCGATGTCGGGGCGTGTGGTGCACACGATCTGACTCGAGAGCCCGCCGCTGTTCGACGGCTGCGTGTAGATGTTCCACAATTTGCCTTCGCTCGGCCCGTAGTAGCCGCTCACCGTCGCGGGCCCGGTGAAGGCAGGCATCAGCCAGCCGGCTTGAATCACCACGCCGTCGGTCGTGATGCCATCGGAGGCGTAGGTGCCGGCGAAAGTGCCGCCACTCACGTCGAGCCGCTGGCGGTAGGTGCTGCCGGCCGCCGTGATCGGCGTCCAGAAGTCGTGTCCCGTGCCGACTTTCAGTTCGTACTTGTAGAGCGTTGTCGCCCAGTCTCCTGTGCTTGCCGGATACGCCGGGAAACCGGTGGAATTCAGGGCGAGGTAGACCTTGTTGCTCGAGGACGTGTCGAGCCTTGTAACCTTCCAGGTCCCATCGAACGAACCGCAGCCCGACAAGGTGATGTACTGCGCGTACTCGGTGCCGTTGATGATCTTCGGCGCCTGCAGCTCGTGGTTTTGGCCGACGTTGGCCAACGTCTCCGTCCCTGAGGCGGTTAACGAGTAGACGTTCTGGCCGGTCTTCGCGAGCGTGCCCGCGTTGACGACCGACTGCACAGCGTTGCTGGTGTAGATGCGGCCGTCGGCGTAATCCAAGCGGTTCTTGCCGCTCGGCATCGTCTTGAACTTCTGTCGGAACTGGATGTAGATGCCATCTGCGCCCGCGTAGCTGATCTCGTTGGCCGCGTCGTTATATGCCGTGGTCGGCACGGTTCGCTGGTAGGTCGCGAGGTCGCCGGCATTCGAGATCATGCCGCCGACCATGCCGCCGAGCTTGGCTCGGACGTCGCCGGGATAGGTCGAGACGTGGTTCTTCGGGTTGTAGCGCGGCAGGCCCGCGGTGTTGATGTCGAGCCCCACTGCGGAGGTGTCGTTCGGCGTCCACGTCGGCATGCCGCCGCCACTCACCGTCATAGCGCCGGTAGTCGGCGCGAGCGGCCGGCTCCACTTTAATCCGCCGGTGTCGGTATAGGCCGGGACGTACAGCTCCATGCAGCCATCGCCGATGATGCCCGCGTCCGCGCGCACCACCCCGTCGCTGGTCATATAGCCGTGTCCGGCGGTGGCGATGTCGACGCCGGTCGGCGCCGCGGGACCGATGTAGCCGCAGCGCTTCTTGCTCGAGAAGTCCTGCGGCGAGGTGCCGAACCACAGCCCCGAGTCGTTCGGGGTGGTGAAGCGGTGCGCCCAAATGACGCCCGCCCCGCCTGCCCGAACGTTCCAGTCGGCGAGCGCGCTGCCGGCCACCGGCTGCGTAGCCGTCGTCACCGACACGGTTGAACTGTACGTCCCCGAGCCGAAGGTGTTGGTCCCGCGCACCCGGTAGAAGTACAGGGTGGAAGGTGCCACGGAGTTGTCGACGAACGAGTTGCTGCTCGGCGTGCCGATCACGACCCACGACGAACTGCCGTTCGGACTGCGCTCCACGGAGTACGTCAGGGCTCCATTCGCGACGTTCCACGCGAGTGACACCGAGGCGTAGGTGAAGCTCGAGACGGCGAGTCCTGTGACCTGGTCAGGCGGGTTGCTGGGGATGGCGGTCGAGGTCGTGGCGGTCTGCCCGGTGCTCTGCGCGCTGAGGTTGCCCGCGGCATCGTAGGCCGCTACCGTGAACGTGTAGGACGTCGAGGCCGTGAGTCCTACAGCACTGTACGTATTTACAGTGCCCAGTGTCGCGAGCAGGACGCCGCCCTTGTAGACCTTGTAACCCGCGAGGCCGCTACGGACCGCGCCGGCCACAGCCGGATCCGTCGACACGTTCCACGCCAAGTTGATCTGGCTGGTGCTGATTACCGTCAGGGCGAGGCCCGTCGGAACGGTCGGCGCGGTGACGTCAGGCGTGAGCGGGATCGCGTCGGTGGTGGCCGCCACGGCGGTGCACTGGGCGCTCTCGTTCGCCGCGGCATCATAGGCCGACACGCGGAATGAGTAGGAGGTGTTGGCGGTCAGGCCGGTGGCGCCGTAGGAGGTGACGTTGCCGAGCGTCGCGAGCAGCACGCCGTTCTTGTAGACCTTGTAGCCGCTGAGTCCGCTGGTGACGGCACCCGAGACCACGGTGTCACTTGAAGCGTTCCATGACAGGTTGATCGTTGACGTTCCAGTGACGGCCAGCGCGAGGCCCGTCGGGACGCTCGGCGCGGTGGTGTCGAGCGCCAGTGTCGTGCCCGTAACGGCGGTGCACTGCGCGCTCTCGTTCGTCGCGACGTCGTAAGCCGAGACACGGAACGAGTAGAGGGTGCCGGGCGTCAGGCCCGTGGCGCTGTAGCTCGTGACCGTTCCCAAGGTGGCGAGCAGAGAGCCATCTTTGTAGACCTTGTAGCCGCTGAGCCCGCTGGTGATGGCACCTCCGACCACCGTATCACTTGAAGCGCTCCACGATAGGTTGAGCTGCGTCGTGCTGATGACGGCGACCGCAAGTCCCGTCGGCACGCTCGGCGCCGTGGTATCGAGCGCGGTCGTCGTGTTGGTAACGGCGGTGCACTGCGCGCTCTCGTTCGTCGCGATGTCGTAAGCCGAGACGCGGAACGAATATAGCGTGCCAGGTGTGAGGCCCGTGGCGCTATAGGAGGTCACGCCGCCCAGGGTCGCGAGCAGCGAGCCATCCTTGTAGACCTTGTAACCGGCGAGGCCACTGCGCGTGTCGCCTGAGATTGTGGGGTCGGTCGAGACGTTCCACGTCAAGTTGAGCTGCGTCGTGCTGATGACGGCGACGGCGAGGCCCGTCGGCACGCTCGGTGGAGTCGTGTCCGGATTGAGCGCCGCACTGTCCGTCGTGGCCGTCTGCGCCGAGCACTGTGCGCTCTCATTGGTCGCGACGTCGAACGCGGAGACGCGGAACGAGTAGAGGGTGTTCGCCGTCAGCCCCGAGGCGCTGTAGCTCGTCACAAGGCCCACGGTGTCGAGCAGAGAACCGTCCTTATAGATATTGTAGCCCGCGAGCCCACTGGTCACGGCGCCTCCGACTGTGGTGTCGCTCGAGGCGTTCCAGTCGAGATCGATCACGTCGGTGCCGCGCACGGTGAGTGCGAGTCCGGTGGGCACACTCGGCGCCGTGGTGTCGAGCGCCAGCGTGGTGCCCGTGACCGCGGTGCACTGCGCGCTGGCGTTGCCATCGGCATCGAACGCGCGCACGCGGAAGGAATACAGCGTGCCTGCGGTGAGCCCGGTGGCGCTGTATGACGTCACGAGGCCCAGCGTGTCAAGCAGCGAGCCGTCTTTGTAGACCTCATACCCGGCGAGTCCGCTGGTGAGGGCGCCTGCGACGGTGGGGTCCGTCGCAGCGTTCCACGACAGGTCGAGTTCGGTCGTGCTGATGACCGCGACGGCGAGCCCGGTCGGGACGTTGGGCGCGGTGGTATCGAGCGCAGTCGTTGTTTTCGTGACGGCCGTGCACTGCGCACTGGCGTTGCCCGCGGCGTCGAACGCGAGGACCCGGAAGGAGTACAGCGTGCCGGGCGTCAGGCCGGTGGCGCTGTACGTGGTCACGACGCCGAGCGTGGCGAGCAGGCTGCCGTCTTTGTAGACCTTGTAACCGCTCAGTCCGCTTCGGGTCTCGTTGGCGACTGTGGGATCGGTCGAAGCGTTCCACGACAGGTCCAGCTCGGTGGTGCTGATGACCGCCACGGCCAGCCCGGTGGGCACCGACGGTGGCGTGACATCCGGGCCGGGGGTCACGGCGTTGTCGGTCGTGGCTGTGACCGCCGCGCACTGGGCGCTCTCGTTGCCGATGGCATCGAAAGCCGAAATGCGGAACGAGTAGAGCGTCCCGGCAGTGAGGCCCACGGCGCTGTACGCCGTGACTACGCCGAGCGTCGTGAGCAGCACGCCATCCTTGTAGACGTGGTAGCCGACCAGTCCGCTCGTGTTCTCACCGGGGGTGCCGGGGTCGACCGAGCCCGTCCAGGTCAGGTCGATCGCGGTGGTCCCGCGCACGGTCAGGGCGAGGTCCGCCGGGACCGTGGGCGCGGTGGCATCCGGCAGGAGCGTCGTTACCGTCCGGGCGGTGCTCGGCGCGCTCTCGTTGCCCGCAACGTCGTAGGCTGTCACGGTGAACGAGTAGGTCGTGCCTTGCGTCAGTCCCGTGGCCGTGTACACCGTGACCGCGCCCAGCGTCGCGAGCAGGACGCCATCCTTGTAGACCTTGTAGCCGGCGATGCCACTCGTCACGGCATCCGAGACGATCACGTCGGTCGAGCCGGTCCACGATAGGCTGACTTGCGTCAGGGTCGGGGGATCCGTCACCACGAGGGCGGTCGGGATCGTCGGAGCGGTTGTATCCGGAGCGGGCGTCGTCACGCTGCCGATCACGTTGCTACGGATGGAGCAGCGCCCTTCGACAAAGCGAATGCTGACGATCCCGGTGATGAGGTTGAGGTCGTACTGGTACTGGCCGGCGGGAAGGGTCGTGGTTTCTGCGGCCGAGAGCGTCAACGTGACGGTGCCCGCAGTGCCGCCGAGCACGATGCGTCCGTTGGCCGTGTTCAACTCCATGATGACCGGTGCGCTGGCCTTCTTGCGAATCTGCATTCGCGCTGTGTAGCCCGTCAAGTCGATCGGAACGCCTGCACTGGTGGCGTACGTGAAGGTCAACAGGAACGTTGAGCCACGATCGATGACGATGTCGTACTGGCTGGCGGTCATGGAAGTCCTCCTAAAGTGATTCAAACAATTCTCGCTCTTTCTGCCGTCTTATGACAAGTCCGCCCAGCACCTCGCCATTTTGCTTGTTCCATTTCGCGAACTGCTGGGCCGCATCGAGGACCAGCCCTTCGTTGAGCCGTCTGAGCAGGGTCGAGTTGCGAAAGTTCGTGCCGCCGATGTTGAAGACCAGCGACACCAACGCGTCGAACTGGTTTTGATTGATCGGCCACAGGACCGCGCGATCGACTTCGCGCTCAGCGTCGAAACAGTCTTCGCGCAGGTAGCTCTCGGCCTGCTGGGGGGTGCAGGTGTCGCCTTCCCTGACGCCTCGGGTGTGACCGTAGCCGATTGTCCAGACATCGTGTGGCGTCGGCAGGTACGCCTCGAGGCGCAGCGCTTCCGAGAACTTGATGATGTCGAGACCCGCTGCGCCAATCTTACGGGTGATGGGCCTCATCATCCGGGCCCGAATAACATACGCCGAATGAGCAATGCGAGGGTGGCGCTCAGGCTGCCTGCCAGCAGCATGCCGAGCCACAGCGCCCCGCGCCCCTGGTTCATGACATCGCGCAAGGTCGAGACAGTGACGTTCAACATTTCGACCGTCCTGCTCAGGTGCTCGAGTGAAGTTGCTAGCTTCGCGTCCGTGACACGCGCATCACCTGCGTGTCTTTCCAACTCGCGAATGCGAGGGCCGTAGTCTTCCACCGGATCGTCCTTATAGCTCGAATAGCTCACTGCTCAATTTCCTGATACAGCAACCATGAGGGTTGCCTCAGTATCGTCGCCGTCCCGTTGGTGGTGTTCTGCGCCCACTCGTAGGTCAGCGTCCCGCCGGAGCCGCCCATCTGGTGCGCCGCCAGGATGTGCCGCGCGCTTTTCTGCGTCGTGGTTTGCGTACTCAATATCCCGCCCGTAGGCGTCGTTACAAAACTCGAAGCTACCCATTGTCCTTGAGTGTCGGAGTCACTCGCGCCCATGAAGGTGCCAGACGCCTTGATGTTCACGCTGGTCACATGCGCTGCGGAAAGCGAGACGTTTGCATCATGGAACGCGTCTTTATAGTCCGGGGTGGTGGAATTCCCGTCGAGAAGCGCAAACAACTCCACGATGTACTTCTTATTGGCCCCGGTAGCGAACTGCAGCTCAGCATCGGCCGTCAGGGTGTTGTTCGTGCGACTGGTATCGCCCGCTTTGGCGATCAGCACACCATCGATGTCTGACTGTTTCGCATAGGCGATGTAGCTCCCCGCGAGAGCGGTCGTATTCGACGCGGTGCTGGTGACTTGAGCCCATTGGAATTTTAAGTTGCCCGAAGCGTTGGTGACGATTACCCCACGAATGTGTCCGCCTTCTGTAGTGTTCGCGGTGCCGCTTCCTCCGCGGCTGCGAACGGTCGGCGTCGTCAGGTTGCTACCACCTAAATGGCAACAGGGCCCGAGCGCGTCTCCCGCTCCACTGGTGCTGGGCAGGGATGCGTTCACGGCGCCCTCAGTCAGCGCGGCGAACGACAGCGTCCCGGTGTAGACGAAAGCCATCTTGAAGCCGGGCGTGCCGCCGGAATTGCCGATCAGCATCATGTCGATGAAGTAGGTCGTGCTGGCGTCCAGCGCAACCGACAGCTCATCGTCATCCGTGAGCGTGGTATTGCTCTGAATGGTGTCGCTGTTCTGCTTGATCTTGACGGTGAGCACGGCTATGCAGCCTTTGCTTCCTGGAGGTACATGAAGGACCCTGCCAGCAGGGTGGTCGAAGCGTTCGCCCCGCCCCACTTGATCGAGAACGTTCCGCCGTTGATGGTCTGAATCACCCCGTAGCAGCTACGACATTTCGCTTGCGCGGCGTAGAAGCCAGTCTGCACGGTGTTGAACATATTCGTGTCGTAGTGGTGCGCTTGATGGTCGCCATTCGAGCCTGTGGTCCACAAGTCCGAGCCTTGATCGCTGACACCGCGGTGATGAATGAGCGCACAGAAAAGCACCGTCTGCGTAAAAGCCGGCCGCCACACGTTACCTACCGGGGCTGCGTTAAACGCCAGCATGATGCGGACCGAGTAAATCGTTGATGGCCGAAGTGCGGCTTGCAGTTCCGCATCATCTGCGACCGTGATCGGGCTGCCAGTTCGGTTCTCGTTGCTCTGCTTGATGACGTGTGCAACGTGAGGGTGATACGGCGGAGGGGTGAATAGCACGCCACTCATGTGACACCCGCACCCGTGATGTACCACTTGGTCGAAGTGACCTTGCGAATCGCCCACCAACCCCGGGCAGCAACCGTGCGCGAACCTGTCGTGCCGGTCGGCGCAAGCACCAGGGTATCTGTGGTGATTGCAATGGTCATCGTCTCTGTATCGTCGTTGATCCCGTCGATGGCCGTACCGATCGGAAAAGCAACGCTGCCGTTTGCGGGGATCGTAACAGTGACAGCGCCACCGGAGCCCTTGTAGATATGCTTACCGGCATCCGTGAGGGCGAGTGTGGTATCACCGCTGATGGAATTCTGCGGGAGACCTTTGTAACCGATTTCGCTCGCAGAAGCGTTCGGCGTAGTCAGCAGATCGGAATCATCCAGCGTTGTTCCACTGTTCTGGATCGTCTTGCCGCTCGTGCCATCAAAGCGTGCGAGGGCATTGTCGGTCGACGAGCCGGGGCCGCTCGCATCGCCAGTAGCGTTCGCGATCCATTTAAGACCCGTCGACGCGGTGGAATCTGCCGACAATATTTGGGCGTTACTGCCGACAGGGAGTCGATCGACCGTCGTCGAATAAGTGGCGATATCGCCTTTCGTCGTATTGACCGAAGGACCCGTGGGGCCAGTGGGCCCTGTTGGACCCGTCGGTCCCGTTGCACCTGTCGCACCTGTGCTACCGGTCGAACCAGTAGAGCCGGTTGACCCGGTTGATCCGGTCGCACCGACATCCCCGATGACCGCTAGCGCCCAGGCCGTGATCGTGCCGCTGCCGCCGGTCTGCGTCGAGTTGATGGCGAGCGTCGTGCTCGAGTACGAGGTGATCAGCCCTTCGACGTAATTCGACGGCGTGGCACTGTCGTACATGCGCACGCGCATGCCGACTTGATACGCATTGGCACCCGCCACCTGGTTGACGGTGAAGGTCTTCGTGCCAGTGCCGACGGCGACGCTCGAGGTCGAGGTGACGCCGTAGTAGCCGAGGCCCGTCGCACCGGTGGCACCGGTTGCGCCCGTTGGGCCGGTCGGACCCGTGGGTCCCGTCGCGCCTGTAGCGCCGGCAGCGCCGGCAGCGCCTGTCGCACCGGTCGGACCCGTGGGTCCCGTCGCGCCTGTAGCGCCGGCAGCGCCGGCAGCGCCTGTCGCACCGGTCGGACCCGTGGGTCCCGTCGCGCCTGTAGCGCCGGCAGCGCCGGCAGCGCCGGCAGCGCCTGTCGCACCGGTTGGGCCGGTCGGACCCGTGGGCCCCGGCACGGTTGAATCAGCCCCTGTGGCGCCAGTCGGACCCGTCGGCCCTGTCGGACCGACGCTGCCTGTACCGCCCGGGCCGGTCGGACCCGTGGGCCCGGTCGGACCCGTCGGACCCGTGGCGCCGTCCACCCCGATAATGCCGTCTACGCCGGCAGGGCCCGTCGGCCCGATCGGCCCTTGAATGCCCGGAATGCCCGGTGCCTTGACCGTCACGCGCAGCGGATTCTCGCGAATCGTCACGATGTTCTTGAGAACGGTGGACTGCGCGGTGCTCATTCTGTGATCTCGTCGATGATGTTGAACGCACCTTCGATCAGCCGCGTGACCACCGATCCGGCCACCAGTTCGAGGTCATAGCGGTACGCGCCGGGTGGCAGCGCCGTGGTCTCTTCGGCCGTCAGCACCAGGTCAACCGTTCCTTCCGCTCCACCGAGCGTGATGCGTCCGTTCTCCGTGGTCATTTCGACAATGATCGGCGTGCCCGGCCGCGTGCGCGCCTGCAGGCGCGCGGTGTACTCGGTCAGGTCGACCAGCGCGTTGTTCGAATCGCGGTACTCGATCGGGCACACGAACGTTGCGCCCTGTTCCACGGTCATGTCGTAGCGTCCTGCGCTCACTGGAAGTCCTCCGGGCCGGCGACGCCGCTCGGCGGTTGGTGCAGGGCGTCCGCCAGGCTGCGCAGGCCGCGTGTGCCCTTGGGCGGGGCCATCGGGCCGGGTGGACCGTCCGTCAGCCCCAGCGCCTCCACGAGCGGTTGCAGGATGTCGGGACGGTTCAGCACGAGATCGGCAATCGCTTGCAGCGCCGGCGGCAAGCCGGTCATCGGGCTCGGCGCGGCGGCTTGTGGCGCGAGCAGGTCGCTGAGACCGCCCGGCAGTTCATGCGCGTTGTCGGGCGCTATGCGCATATTGTCGGGCAACGTGATCGGCTCACCGGGCACTCGACTCTGTGGCCACGGATTCGCCGTGCCGTGCGGGTCAGTCATCAGCGCATCCGCCAAACCGACTGACGCACCAGGCTGGACGCCGGGAGCCATGCCCGCCAGCGTCGGGCCCGGGGGCGTCAGTTCGAACGGCACTTGCTCGGTGCCCATGTTCTGCCAGCTCGGGGGCCGCGGGCCGGCGGCCGGGTTCGCCGTCGGCAGCTCTTGCGGCGCCATTGTCGGGTGCGAGCCCTCCGCACCGAGACGACTCTGGAAAGAGTCTGACATCAGGTGCGGGATCATCCACTTGTCAAACAGGAAGCGCCGCAGCATGGATTCGGGCACATTGATAGTGCCCGCGTTGGAGGGCGCAGAGAGTGTCGTGCCGGTCGTCGAGCGCACCACGCTCGGCATTTGCGTCGCTGCGTCGGCGATCTGTGCAAGGCCGCCCGTGAGTTTCACGTCCTGCCCCAATCGGGCGAGCGCTTGCGGGTCAATCTCTTGCCCACTCCATGCGTCGAGAACATTGTGAATCTGCGCCTTCTGGACGCGGGCATTCTCGAAGTTCTTGTAGAGCACCGGATCGTGCACCTGGTTCGCAATTGCCTGCTCGAGACCGTCGGCCGCCTTCCGGTACGCCTTGGCCGCTTGATGCGCAGCAGTTGCGTTGCTGTCGGTAGACTGAAACAGTGCGCGTGCATCCTCGCGCCACTGTCCGATAGCTTCCAGCGCCTGCTGCGTCGGTGCGTTCTGGAGCCCTTCGACCCGGGCGCGCAACTCCTCGATCTTCGGATTCGACTCGCGCAAGTAGACGTTATCGCGGCGCGCGGAGCCGAGCTGATCGAACACCGCCTGCACTTCCGGCGTGTGCTGTAGCACCGGCAGCTCCTTCGCCACTGCGTCGTAGGCAGGGTTGAGTGCGTCGGCCTTAGCCCGCAGCATTTCAGGCGTCAGTGGCGTACCTTCGGGCAGGCCGAAATGCGTACGTAGGATGCCCTCGACCTTCTTCGCGTTTTCGATCCCCATGCGGCCGTGCAGTTCGCCCTGATTGACCAGAGTCGACTTGATCGTACCGGGTACGCTTGGCTGCACGCCCGGGGGTGCTTCACGCGCAGCCTTAGCCGCGGCCACATCCGGCGGCACCTGCATGCCATAGCCGCGCATGCGTGCCACGGTGTCACCGGCCGGGTGCAGGGCTGTGTTGATCTCCCCCGGCAGTGCAGCCTCAGGCGCTTTCACCCTACCGCGCCCGCCCATGAACGCAGCGCCGGTGTTGAGCGCCTGTTCGATAAGCGTACCGGTATCGGCCTGTGCACGAGGACTTCCGCCTAACTCTCCGACACCCGCGCCGCCCGCCGCGCCGAGCGCATGAGTCAGGTCGCCGACCGGCTGGAAGATCGCGCCAAGGGCTTCGTTGGTCTGCGCACCCTGTCGAGTGCGCGGCGTATACGTCGCATCCGCAGCACCCTGCGCCAGCGGGTAGTCCGGGTTATCGGTCAATCGGTGATACGCCGTGACCGCCGCGCCGGTGGCCGGGCTGACAAGCCCCGTGAGTGCCGAAGCTGCGCCCTCGAGCGCGCCTATCCCGGGCATCACGCCCGAGCGCGGTGCGCTGGGCAATTCGGCGTGCGGATTTGGCGACAAGATTGCACCCGCCACTCCCGCGCCGTAATTCTTCAACCGATTGAATAACCCGAAGCCATCCGGGCCCATATCAACAGTGGGTTCATCGGCCGGCTGCGCCGTCGACAGGTCAAATTTCGGGCGTGCGGCGGCCGGCGCCGGCAGCGCGTCGGCAGGCACAGCAGTGTTGAGATCGAAAGCCACTACTGAATTTCCTCGACTTCACCGTTCGGGCCGACATAGGCGTAGTTGCCGCCTGCATCTTTCATCTTCCGCCAGCCCCGGGCATTGGTCGATGGGAACGCGGCGCCCGGCTTCTCGACGGTGCCTGGATTCGGCGGCACCGGCGATGGAGTGTGCAGCACTACGGCACCACCCACCGGCTTGTTCAACATGCGCTTCTTAGTCACTTCGATGAGCGACTGCCCGGGGTTAGTCGACAGCGCATTCACATCGTCCATCGTGTAGGGGACGATCTTCTTGACGTTGGCATCGGCCTCCTGCATGAGCTGGATAAGGTCAGGCGGCGTATCGGGATTCTTCCCGTAGATCGCCATGAAGGTCCTCACGCCGTTTTCAATGACGTTTCGGTAGCTCGCCGCCTTCATCATCTTGGCTTCGATATCGGTGCTGTCTCCGGGCATGAAGGTGATTTGCGACATGACCGAAGCAATCTGGCCGTCCGTCGGGACACGGCCAAAGTTCTCAATGAACGCGGCGTTCCGAGCCTGACCGCCCATCAGCGTGTTGTACTGCTTGACTTCCGTTGATCCCAGCGACTGTCGCAAGTTGTTACTGGATGCCTGCAGCAAACCCACTCCGTGAGTGCCGAAAACGTTACTGCCGAACAGCCCGGTATCCGCGCCAGCCGGCTGATTCATGATGACGCCCAAGTGCTGCGTGCCTTCGATCACGCCGTGCGTGACGGAAGCCAGCATGCCGCGTTCCCGCGAGCCGATCGGAGCGGCCGATGCAGCCGGATCCTCCGGGCGCATCACGAAGGGTAGGTTGTCCCTTGATGCGGGCAGCGACGGGTTGAAGTTTTGATTCGCCATTTCGCCGGGGTTCGGCTTGCCGAAGACGCCGTGATAGGGGTCCAGCCCTGCGTTATCCGCGCCGCTCGGACTCAGCTCCGGGTGCATCCGGCTGTACGCCAGTGCGTTGTCTGAGCCGATCTGCGCCTGCGCTACCTGGTTCGGATACGTGACCGGCGCCGTGCCCGGCTGGTACTGCGTCACGTCTGTGCCGACATTGCCGTTCCACTGCACACGAGGAACGAACTTGTGCTCGGCCACCTGCCCGGCGCTAAATTGATCACCGAGCGAAGCATTCGGATTGCCGAGCGTCTGGAGCGCGGTATTCTCGAGCCCGGTCTGCATTCCTGATTGCGTTGCGGCAAAATTCGAGCCGAGGTTGCCGTTGACGATCGTCGCTTCCATGTGCGCCTGAGCTGCGGGTACGCCCATCGCGACGCGCGCATCCTCGAAGCCCGCCTGGTTCTTCGCCTTGAACTCGGCCGCCATGTTCTCGAGTTGCTTGTTGCGCGCGGCCATGAGCGCGTCTTCTGTCTGCGCCGTGCGCAGGCGGCCGGTCTCGTAGGCTTGCGACGTGTCGACGCCGCCCCCGAGAATTTCGCCGAGACTGCCCCAGCCGCTCACCCGAAGGCTCCCCGGCGCAGCATCGGCGGTGTGTAACTCATGCGCTGCGCATTGATCTGCGGGACTTCAAGCGCCGGGTCGTTCGGGTTCCAGCCACTGCCCGCCATGCCGCTGGCGACGCCCTGTCCGACTTGGCTCGCCGCATTGACCCACGGGTTCTGCACGTTCTGCGCGGTGCGCAACTGGGCCAGCCACGCATCACCCTGCGCATTGCGCCCGATGCCGCGTACTTCGTCGCCAGCACGATTGGTCATGTTCTGTTCGTTCACACGCTGCAGGGTCGGACCCATGATGCGCGAGAGGATGTCGGCGCGCCCGGTGCCATAGTTCTGGATCGCCGCCTTGCCGCTGGCCGCCTCAGCCTGCGCACGGTCGCTCGCGGCGCCGGGCACGACCGCCCCGCCGGAGGCGTTGGCCTGGTTCGCCCGAAGCTGGCCAAGGAAACCTTGCAGCGAGTCGCTACGCGCCTGGTCCGCGTTCGATTTGCTGAGCGCGTCGAGGTTCTGATTGAGAACCGCATCGGCTTCGTGCTGACGGCTCTGCTGGCTGCGCACCATCTGGTTAGAGATGTCCTCCTGCCGGTGCGCCTGCTGTTGCTGGTTGACGACGCCCGCCCCCGCGCTGAGTGCGGAAATGACGAACGGAACCCATGCTGCTTCGGTACCCATGATTAACCACTTCCGTAAGGATTCTTTGCGCCGTAGAAAGAGCCGTACGCATCGCGCACGCCTTGACGGCGTGCTGCGGCGTCCTGCTGCGTCTTGTAGGTGTCCGCCGTCGAACCGAAGATGTCGCCGAGCCCGCCCGCGAGCGCATTGCTCTGCGCGCTGGCCGCGTTGGCCTGCATGATGCCGCCCGCGCGCTGACTCGCCGTGGTCGCGTCCATGCCCGAGCGCACCATGTTGAGCAGGTTGAGGCGAGACTGTTCGTCCTGCTGCTGCAGGTCGGAGAAGGCGCCCTGCGCCTTGTTCTCGGCGCCGAGCAGGCCCTTCTGGTATTCCTCGCCGAGCGTGGTGTTGGCGTCGTTCGCCGCGCTGCCGCCGGTCAAGCCGCTGCGCGCCATCGAGAATTTCAGGTTGCGATCGGCGATGCCCTTCTGCTTGTTGGCGTCCGTCGTGTAGAAGTCGCGAATCGCCTTGAGGAAGTCGGCATGCTGCGCGGCCCGCGCCGGATCGTCGAAGATCGAGTTGACCCGCGAGGTGCCTTGCTTGATCGCAATCTGCCGGGCGGCCTCGGCCTTGGCCGGGTTGGTGTAGATCCGATTCGGGTCGTACGGCTGGCCGCCGATGAGTGGATTGCCCGCCGCATCGGTGCCGGTGATCGGCGCTTTCTTGCCCCCACCGCCAAATAAGCCCAAGGGATCGCCCAGGAACTGAGTGGTTGTGCTCCCGCCAATGCCGAGAGGGTTGGCCGCCGTATGGTAGGCGCCACTGTTGACAAAATTACCGGCGTTACTGCCCATCAGGGAGACCTCAGTCGGGAGAACATCAAGGCGTCTTCACCATTGACGCCGTACGATCGTAGCGTTCCCTCCAACTCGAGGCCGAGCGGCCGGTACCACCGATGGGCGTGGATCCGACTGGCCAGCGACACGCATTGTAGCCGATGGGCGTGTTCGCGCAACATGAAGTCCATAACACGTTTCGCCGCTTTCGTCACCCCGCGCCAGTGCGTATCCCAGGCCGCCGGCGTGGTCAGTGCCCAGTCCTGCCACACGCCCGGGCGCAATTCGCTGAAACCGGCTGCCATGATCGGCTCATCGCCCGCAAAAACCGTCCACTTCGGGTGGGGCCGGTTGAAGAATTCACTCGCCATGCGGTCGGGTTCGTATTCCATTCCGGTGAGCACTTCCCACTGTTCACGCTCGTCGGTCGGCAACTTGTGACAAATCCACAGCAAGTCGACCAGCGACGTGCCCGATTTTAACTCCACCGTCACCGGCCCGACCTCATGTCCTGAATGTAGATCACGGCTGCCTGCCACTCCCACTTCTGCTCGGACTCAAACGTGATGCGCAGGTCGAACGCGGGCCCGGACACCGGCATCGGCACCATCTGCGCGGGCAGGGTATCGCCGTCCATGAAGTAGTCCTGCGTGCGCAAATCGCGGTCGCGCTGGTCGTAACCCACGCTGACGCGCACGCCGTTCGGCGCATCCGCCACGATGTCGAAGCCGATCATCTGCTTCTCGACGCCGAGCGCCGCGAAGTCGAGGTGCGGCCAGTGGATGATGCTTTCGAACGGCGTGCGGTAACAGGGCATGGCGCACCTCAGATCGGGCAAATGTCGAGCGGAGTGACGTACAGGAACGAGCCTGCGAACAGCGTGGTCGGATTGGAAGACCCCGCGAAGCCGTTGTCGCTGTGCCACCATTGGAGTTTCAGATTGCCCGCATCGACGCAAGTGATCCGACCGGCGTACCAGACTACGCCGCGAAAAGCTGAGTTAGTGCTGGTCGTGTTGTCGATCAACTGGTACGAATCGAGCCCCGCCTGCGAGAGCGCGACGTTCTGAAAATGAACGTTGGGCTCGTACGCGGTCGTGTAGTACGAGTTGTTGGAGTTGCTGACCACGTGAACGCCCGGATCGTAGAGCGATCCGGTGAACTGCAACCGAGAACGGAATTGACTGGCATAGTACGCCGACACACGCGCAATCAGCACCGCTTCAACCCAGTACGCGACGCCCGCCTCCAGCGGCAGGAACAGCTCAGGGTCGTCCACGAAGCCGGCCGTCTGGTCAAAGCGCGACTCGTCGGTGGTCTTGATGACGGACAGGGTCGCTGCGGTCATGGCAGTTTCTCATAGCTGAGCATGGAGCCCGCGATCAGCTTAGCCGGATTAGTCAAGTCCACCGTCCGCTGGGACCAGATCACGGCGAACGTGCCGCCCGTGCTGCCGATCTTCATCAGCAGGGAGAACTTGATCGGCGCACGGTAATTCCCGGTGGTCATCGAAATACCGCGCGTGGTTCCTGCAGCCACTGAGGCCGTGTTCCACGCGCCCATCTGCTCGTCACCCCCCGCCGACTTCGTGGAATCGGGCTGCGCGGAAGTCCATGTCACGGAAGCGCCGGCTGCGTACAGCAGCGTCGCACCGCCGACCGAAAAGCCGTGTTTGAAATCGCCGGTCGTGCCGCCGCGCGCCCACATCTGTCCGCGCACGAGATACGTCGAGTCGGCATCCAGCGTGAACTGCAAATCTGGATCCGCTGTCGCCACGATCGTGTTGAGACGCGAAGTGTCGATCAGCTTGTACTTGACGAACATCATGTGCCGACATCCACTTCGATGGCTGTGAAGTAGCTACCTTCCAGCAAGCTGGTGCTGCCGAGCGCCGCGAGGTTATTGAGCCCCCACACAATCCCGAAAGTGCCGCCCGATGCGCCGACCACCAACAGAGCATCGATCGGCACCTCCATGATGCTGGTCGTATCAACGATGCCGCCATTCTGGTAGCCGAGGTCGCCCATCTCATCCTGTGAGATCGGGGTCCACCTCATCGCCGGGTTAACACTTAGCGGGTTGTGGAATGACGATGTTTGACCGTTCAAGCTCTGGAATGCGAGCGTGTCGCCAGCGTGCGTGAAGTTCGTCTGCGCGCCTGGTGAACCAGCCGCATTGGCCTGCCGGAAGCGCAGGTGGCCGTACAGCCAGTACGCCTTGCCGGCGGCTGTTTCGAACTGCAGTTCCGGATCGATTGCCACGCCGTCACCCGCCACGCGTGTCAGATCCGCGGTGGTCGTGTAGAGGTTGAAGCACTCTTCATCCGGCGGCGCGCTGGACGCTGCGCTCGAGGCCGCGGACGAGCCTGCGGGCACTTCGGCTGCCGGGAAGTCGCAGACCACCACATTCGACGGATCGGAATCAATGCCCTCGTCCGGATCGGGCCGGGCCACAACCATGTAGCGATAGGTGTGCCCCGCTTCAACCATGACGTCGGTGTACGAGAGCACGTCGCCATTGACCTCAGCGATGTCGACGAACAGGCTGCCGTCTTTCGAGCGCAGGATGATGTACTGCGCGATCGGTGTGTCGAATTCCGCCTCGTACCAACTGATAATCGACGTCAGCCCGGTGTCCTCGCAGTCGCAAAACAGGACCACCGGCAGCGGCTGGCAATACACGTCGTCGGCCGTCTCGTCATCGTCCAGTACCCACACCAGATCGCCCGCAGTGCGAAGGTAGGTCTTCCCACTGGCCTGCGTGATGGTGTCGATCGCGCCCGGAAAGACATACCGACTCCACGACATCTGGCGAAGGCCGGTCGTGCTGAGCACGTCCGCCTCATAGCCGAAGGTGATCCAATATTGGCCGTAGGCCGGAATGAAAGCCGAGCGCGGCTCGTAGGTGCCGTCCTTGACCCAAGCGCGGATAATCGGGTCCATCGGCTCGCCGTAGGTGCCGGCTTGCAGGTTGGTGCTGGCACCGGCGATACCGATGTTGCGCACCCCGACTTCACTCAGGAAGAACAGGTCATTTTGAAACGGCTGCAGCGCGCGGTGATACCGAGAACCGACCGGCACGGCATCCTTCAATGCCATCTGCTGCGGATCCGGATCGACTGCCCACAATTGAAAGCCGCTGACGTTGAACGGCACGAGGTCGCTGCGATACAGACCAAGCGCCGACACCGGGTTCGACCCGTAGGTCTGCAAGCCGAAGGGCAAGTAGCCCGCATCGTCGGTCGTTGACCAATCGAGCGGATTGACCGTCGCGCTGTAGGAAACGATGTCGTTGTCCGCCGCGAAGATTTTCGAGGCGGCAATCGCGACGATCGCCGTGTTCGGGCACTTCTCATCCTCGACACGGCGCGAGACCCCTGTCCAGATCATCGTATTGTCGGCCACCGTCGCACCGACCTCGAGCGGGAAGGCCGGCTCGTTCGGGCCCGAGACAAGGATCGGCGCCGCTTCCCAGGTCACGGTCGACGAATCGATCGCCTGCCACGTCACCTGATTGTCGACCACCGAGTCGCCGACCACCGTCGGCCAGATCGGCTCGACCCCGCCGCTGTAGCCCGGGTCCACCTGCACCGCGGTGAAGATCAACGCGTCGATCGGTGGCGAATAGGCGTAGTTCCACTTGAAGGCGTCGACGTAGAAGTTGCGCCCGGTGTGGTTCTGCGTGACCGTCGCGCCGAGGCGGACGAAGGCGGCCGTCGCCGGGGCTGTCGCGGTGACAGCGGACTCTTTCCATTTGTCGGTGCCCGAGTCGATCAAGACACCGTTGTCGATGCGGATGCTGGCGAGCCCGGCCGTCAGCCACTCAATCTGAATGCGCCCCGACATCCCGTCTTCACCGCGGCGGCACTGGCACGAAGCCGTGAGCACGAGGCCCGGCACCACCGGGCTCGCCGTGGCCTGATAGATCCGGTATGTGCCGACGAAGCCGCGACTGCGCGCGGTGTATGTCCCGTCGAAATTTGCAACGTACTGGTCAATCGTCCAGCCGCTTTCCTTGGTCCAGCCGCTGTCGCCGTCCTCGAAGCTCGCGTTGACCGGCGGCTGCGCGACCACGGCCGCCCGCGAAGCGCGCTGCACGACCGCGCCCGGGGCGTAGAGCGTACCGGCGGTCCAAGTCGGTGTGCTCACCGCAGCACCTCTCGGGTCGTGTCAGAGAACGTGCCGTAGCGATCCGTCGTGCCCGAGGTCGGTGCGGTCGAACCGGTCGGATCCTGCGTCGTGGTCGGCGTGTTGACGTCCGGCGGATTGTCCGTCGACTCGATCACGGTCGCGCCGTCCTCGGTCGGCCACACCGGCTCTTCGGTGCCCGAGCGCGGGTTCGACCCGGTGGTCGCGATGCAGGTGTAGAAGTAATCGTTGTAGACCGTCGGCTCGATGATGCTCTGCTCGTAGCCCGACCCACCGGTCCCGTCGTAGCGCGGGACATTCGCAGCCCAAGGCGGATTTGCGCTTCCCAAGCGCGATGCGCGGTAAACGAGACCGGTGGGCGTCGACGGGTAGACCAGATCACCTGCCTTGTAGATGTGACCGGCTTCCCACTGCTTCCCAGGTTGCAGCCAGTAGTGATAGATGTTGCCGTTCTCGAATTCCGCGACGACGTACAGCGCGCCCATGAACGGCTCGGCGAAATGGATCTTGTTGAGCGCGATCGTGTTGCCGAGCACCGTCGTGACCGTGCCGGTGGTCGCGTCGAAGGTGACGTTGTACTTGAAGCCGTCGACGAACACCTGCGCCGGCGCATCCGGCAAGGTCCACGTCCACTCGCGATAGGTGCCACCATCGACCCCGTCCGGCACGTCCGCGTCGACCGTCGCAAAGGTCCGTTCGAACAGCAGCGAATCGGTAAAGGTGAAGGACTCAAAGGCGTCGGTCGGCGCCGCAACGCCGTCACGCGCCAGCCGGATGCCGATCACACTGGTGAGCGGATCGTCGCCGTGCGTATAGAACGACACCAGCGTCAAGCCATTGCTGAGCGTGACCGGTTCGAACGAGCCGAAGGCGCCGTTGCCGAGCGAGTCGCCCGGATCCGCGCCGACGTACACGTCGTAGACCGGCGTCAGTTCCAGCTTAGCCGCCGTCAGCACGAAAGTCGCTGCCGCGGTCTCGGTCGTGATGTTCGGGTGCACCAGCAGGTTCAAGGTGAACCCCGCCGGCACGTACACGGCCTGGTGACAGAAGGTGTGCAGCGAGCCGTCGAACGCCGTGAGCCCGCGCGTCGCGGAGTCCAGCTTCGCAAGGCGCAACGTCCCCGGACGCACGACCACGGTGCCCGACTGCGTGCAGTAGGCGTTCAACAGGTCGTAGAGGCTGTCCGCCCGTGCGCCGCCCTTGAGTCGGAGCCGGTTGATGCCGCCCTTGATCGTGGTAAGGGGCGCTGCGCGCATGGTCAGTCGTCGAACGCAGTCATCGTCGGGCGCACCATTGGCGCCGGCGCGGCCGCGCCCGGGATGTAGCGCGCATCACCGTGCGAGTCCGCCACCAGCGTGCCAAGCATGGTCTGCGCCTCGGTGGCGATGTCCGCGGCATCGGGCTGGCCGTAGTGGTTCTTCGCGTTGGCGAGTGCCCACAGGAACAGCAACTCGCTATCGACCGTGCACTGGTCATCGTCCTCGGTGAACCGCGACAGCCCGAAATGTCCCTTGATGTGCAGGGTGTACGCGGCCGACGGCGCCGGATAGACCTCAATGTTCTGGCGAATCTCGTAGCAGCACGGAATGCCCGGCTGCGTCACGGTGGCGAAGTACCCCGCGTTGATGCCGCGACTGAGCGGCAGCCAGGCGCCGTTCAAGTCCTCGACCCACGCGCCGGTGATGCGCTCCGGGTGCAGCTTGCGGGTGCAGGTCGGATCGTCCTGCGCCTCATTGTCGAGCACGGCGTAGAAGCGCTCGCCCACCGCCATCGTCCAGTGGAAGTAGCGCTCGGTCTGCAGCGCGCGGTAGCGCCGATACAGAAAGTTCTGCCCGCGCTGCAGGAAGTTGTTGAGCAGCATCGTCATGCCGGGCGGCGGGTTGTTCGTCTGCGCGGCGTAGCCGAGACGAATCAGCAGGTCTTCTCGCAACGTCCCGAGGGTGTCGTTGTAGTAGAAGCCGGCATCGCAAGGGGCGTTGTAGACAGGCATGACAGCACCCCACTAAAAGAGGGCGGGTCGGCGAACCGACCCACCCCCGGTATGCCTACGCGCAGGAGGGGACACGCAGGCGACCACTCGTCACTGCTCGATGGCCCGGGCCCCTTCCGCCATGACCGGAGCGTCTGCAAACAATTCCGCAGTGGGGTCATCGACCTCACCGACGTCACCCGTCGCCGTGTGCACCACGTCGCTGCCGCCCTCGGCGAGCGTGTGGACCCGGGCGATTTCCTCACCGAGCTTGCGCACACCGTTGCTGCCAACGCCGTAGACCATCGCGACGTACGGCTGCCCGTTGTCGGTGTCCAGCTTGTAGCGAGCGAACAGCCGGTGATATTCCTCGGCCGCCTCCGGCAGCGCATGACGCACGACCACTTCGTCTTTCACGACGCAGCGCTCCTCGCCGTTGGCCGCCGCCAGCACCGGCACTTCCCATGGCGGCACCGCCACCGTGAAGATGTAGTCCGAAGACCGGGTGATTTCGACGTTGACGTACTTGAACACAGGGAAACCCTCCTGGGGTTGCGGATGAATCAGTTGCCGACCGCGAACAGGTTGGCCGCCGTGGACACCTTGACGTACTGCTTGTTGAGCGTGACGACGGTGACACCGGCCGGGCACGACGCGAGCGTACCGTAGGTCGAATTGTCCGCCGAGTCCTGCAGCGTCAGCGTGCCGCCGGTGAAGTTGAGAATCAGGACCGTGTTGTTCGCGAGGAACGGCACCTTCTGTGTCGCGAGATCGGTCGCCGTGTTGCTGAAAGTGATCGAACGCATTTTCGTAGCTCTCCGAAGAAGGGTGAGGGTCGGCCGAGCTCACAACCCGGCCGGATCCGATCAGTAGATGGACAGGACGGCGTGCGCGTTGCGCTTGCTGGTCGTCAGAGCAGCCTTGCTCGTGAGCGCCCAGTAATGCACGTAGCGGTCGTACACACGCGGCGGCTTGCGCGGCACCTGCCAGTGGCCCTTGATCGGGCGCAGCTTCATGAACTGGGTGTTGATGAAGTAGCAGCGCTTGGCCCACTCGGTCGCCGGCGAGTCCGCCGTGTCGAGCACGTCAAACACCGGGTCCCACACCAGCTCGACGCCCTTGAAGTACACGCCGTCGGTCGACGCATCCAGCTCGGTGTTGCCGCGGCCGGTCTTCGTGAGCTGACGGTTGACCGTCAATCCCGCATCGATCCGGTAGGCATCGAGGAAGTCCGCACCCACGAGGATGAAGTCCGGAGCGTTGCCGCCGTAACGGGTGCACTCGCGCCAGGCGATTTCCATGTGGTTGACCAGGTTGCCCGCGGTCGTCGTGTGGATGTCGAGATCCGCCGTATTCCTCCACCAGGCGTAGGTGCTCTGGTTGAGCGCACCGATCGTGGCCGAAGCGGACGGGGTGAGCGAGATCAGCGAGTCGAGACCGGCGATGTCCGTGGCCGAGGCCGAACCGTCGCGGTGCAGCATCAGGTCGAAGTTCTCTTCAAAGCCCGTCTTGAGCGACGCCATGTTCTCTTCGAACAGGTTCGTCAACTGGACCACTTCGGCGCCGCCCGGGACGGCATTCTTGTCGTCCGTCATGGTGATGCCGTTCTGCGCCAGCTCGTCCTCGTTCAAGCCGAAGCCGTCGTGGAAGGAGCCCCACGTGTACTTCGCCTGCTGGATCGTGCGCTTGCGGTTGTACGTGACCGTGCTGTCGCCGAAGTACGACTGGAAGTTCGAGTCGTTCTGGTAGCGGAGCTGTTCGACGACGTACTGCAGGCCGCCCGCGTAGGGCGCCTTGCCGGCCGACAGCTTCTTGATCAGCGGTCGAGCGGTGTTGATTTGGTCGATCGGGTCGTTCTTGAGGTAGAAGTCGAGCGCGGCGCGGCCGGCATACGACAACTGTTCGGCATTGAAAGGCATGGAGTGTCTCCGAAGCAAAAGGGTTTACCGTTTGCCAGGGAGTAACGAGCCCGTGGAACTTGTGCCGGGTGCGAGTCCGGTCCCTTGCGGTAGGGGTGCTCCCCTCAGCGCAGTTACTTGAAGCTGGATGAAATCACAGCACTACTATGAATGTCAACAGGTACCGCCCAGCCGTTACGCGCGAAAAGTTCGTATTCTTTCGCCGTCACCGGCATCATCCAGCCGGGCGGCACGTCGCACTTGCCGGTGTTCGGCACCTGGAAGGTCTTCACCGCGCGCAGGTAGTAGGTCGGCGTCGTCTTGTACGCGGCGAAAATATCCGGTACGCGCGCCGCCGGCAGCACTTCATCCGGCGTGTAGCGCTGGAAGGTCGAGGTCATCAACCCGCCCGCCGGACGAATCACCGCGCCTTCGAGCCGCAGCTTCATGCGCGTCATCGACGACTTCCAAGTCGCTTCCATGCGCCCGAGACTGACATTCGGCGCAAGCGCATCGTGGAAGTACGTACCGCTCTGGTAGCAGTCGATGCCGATCGGCACGATCGGCGAGCCGCCGAGCAGCGCCGCGAAGGCGATCGCCAGTTGCCCGCTGTTGCCCTGCGACGGCCAGTTGCCCGCACGGTAGTCGCCCCAGTAGTGCTGCGTCACGATAAGATGGCGGCCGTGCGCGCGGAGGCGATCCTCCATGAACTCTTTCGTTTCGAGGTGCCTATGGTCTTTGGCGAAAATGTAGTGTGGTCGGAGACCGAGTTTGAAGCCGTGGTCGTTGGCGAAGACCCACACGGGGTCTTTCAAACGCAATTTGGTGAGCTGTTCTGGCGCGCTCGGGCCCCCGCCGACCACTACTACCGGCCGACCGCGGTGCAGACCGTACAAATCGGCGACCAGTCGGCCGCGTGGAATGATGCGTTTATCGGTAGTGCTCACGAATCCACGGGGAAACCTTGAGGGCTTCCTCGTCCCACGGATCGGGCTTGCCGGTGAAAAAGACAATTTTCGCATTCACCGGCAGTCGGCGCGGTTCCTTCGGCCACTGGAACGCGCTGACCGGCCTATGCCGCGGGTTGCGCGGCACGAGCTGCATGTACGAGTAGACCCCATCGTTCTGCCCCCAGCTCGGGAAGCGGTTGCCGTAGCAGTACGCCATCCAACCCTGGTCCGAGCCACGGCAGCCTTTCTTCGTCGCGAGCGCCGGCGAGCGCTCCGGGTGGAAGCTATCCCACACAAACGACTGAGAACCGGGGTCCATGCCGAAAAACGACCCACACAGCGGGATGGCCGGAATATGCGAGCGCATCGCAACGAACGGCTCCGGTCGATCGAGCAGCGCGGTGATGTCGTGCGTGATCACTTTGTCGAGATCCATGCAGTAGAACCTCTCCCCGATCAGCCGACCGAACCACTTCGAGAACACTTTCAGTCGTCGGTAGCATGACGGGCCGTCCTTCCACGTCGGGTTCGGAACGTGCGCGTAGTCGTCCCACAGCGGGATGACTTCCACCTCCGGGTCGAGTCCGCTCGGGTCGTCGGTCACGCACACGAAGCGATGCGGCGTCTGGTAGTGGCGCAACAGCATGCGGCGTGACGTGTTGACGTGTTCGAAGGTGAACGTCGACCGGTAGCCCGGCTTCGGCTGCCACTTGAAGGTGACGATCGCCGTCACAGGTCGTACTGCAGTGCAACCCGCGCCTCGTATTCCATGTCTGCGGTGACGGTGCAATGCCGCGGCTCGCGCGGGTGCATGCGGTCGATCAGGTTAGCGAAGAGAGCGGCTGTCCGCGACCCCTCGAGGCTTTTGCGCCCAAAAAACCCCGAGATAGTCTCCCTTGGCAATGAGCCAAACGGAAACAGCAAGAAAGCACACCACAGCATATTGAGAGCGAGCCGCTGTGCGTGCAATTTTCGCCAGACTACGTGGACCATACCCCCGCCTCGTACTCATCGAGCAGCAGTTCCCACATTTCCGACCATCTCCTGTCGGATCCGAAGAACTGCGCCTCCATGCAGTTACCCGGCGACGGCCAGGGCCAGGCGAGGCTCGTCTCGATCATCCGCCACCCCGTTGGCGATTTCAGAATGTCGAGTGCACACCACTTCGAGCCGATCGCGTCGAACACTCCGTCGGCGAAATGTAGCAGCGACTTGAGATCGTCGTCCAATTCTTTTACGCCGTCGACGTTTCCGGTTTGAGCGGTAAGGGTGCCGGGCGCGTTGTAGCGCTTGAAAATGGCTCGTGCCCGCCCGACCCGATTGACACGAAAGGTGGTGTCGTGAGGGATGTACTCCTGGAGTAGAACGTAGCCACGCTGAATCGATTTGAGGTCAGTCGTTCCCGGACCGCCTGCGCAATGAGTGACAGAGATGCCTCGGGTAAAAAGCTGTTGGACATGAGCCAGTTGCTCCGCTTGCGTGTGCAGCACGCGCACGTTGTAGGAAGAGGCACCGACGTCGGCCTTCGACACCAGCGCACCGTGGTAGGAAGCGATGAACTCGCTCGCCTGCATCTTGTTCTCGAAGCGCCAGGTCGGCGGCATCCACGCGCCCCAGCGCCAGAATTGCGCACTCTTGTCCTCGTAGACCTCCACCTGCGCCCAGTCCTGAATCATCGTCAGATGATCGGCCATCAGGTGATAGTCGGTGTGATTCTGCTGCAGGATGGTCGGCGCCGCGTGCGGGCGCAGGAAGCCGAGGCCAGGCGCGTCGGCCTCGTGGCCGCGGTTGATGCGTCGGGTCACATACCCACGCGCCGCACCCGCGTCCGTGAGCGGGCGCCACCAGACGTTGCGCTCGTCAAGGACGGTGATTCTTTTGTCCACGCCGCCAACCAATCAATCGGTAGGGATAACTGCGCAGGAATGTCGCGATCGGCGAATCGCCGTCGGCGATCGGCTCCCGCACTTCCTGCTTACGCGCCCTGAGCCACTGCAAATGCTCCGTAATCACGCGCTGTCTCTCGTCCCGCGTCAACATACGGCCTTTGCGGCCCCTGCTCACTACCTCGAGCCTTCCGCGATCCCGAGCCCGATGGCTTCGGCCATGTTCTTCGGCGCCGGGCGGGCGCCGCCGGCCGGGTTCGAAGCGCGTAGCGGAGTGTTGCCGCCCCCGTTGGCCGCCGGAGAACCCGGAGTGACCCCAACGGGCCGGGGTGACGGCGCAACGGGAGCCGGCAACTTGTCGTAGGCGCGCTTGAAGGTCGCAGCCCACTGTGACGGATGAATCTGTTCGAAGACCGGCTTGAGCGTTTCCACCAGGATCACGCGCTTCGCCGCGTAGTGCGGATCCGCTTTCAGCGTCGCCTCGAGCGCGTCCAACTCACTGCGCCCCTGCGTCAGCGCCTGCTGATCGTTCTGCGCCTGATGATTTTGGAGCATGCGCTGCTCCGAACCTTTACGTTCCAGCTTCGAGCGCTCGCGCGCCGCGGCGACCTCGGTCGCGTACTCGGGACTGATCTGCCCGCGGCCGACGGCTTGGATCAAATCCTCGTGCCCCTCGAGGAAGTTGACCCCCGGCACCGGCTTGCCAAGCGAGCGCGCCAGCACGCTGATCTCGGCCTGCATGATCTCGAGCGCCTTCTCACGGTCGGCGCGCGAATTGCTGTTGACGAGCGACAGGTACTGCAGCGACTGCTGGTACTGCTGCGGGCTCGCACCGGTGCGCTGCACCATGTCGACCATCATGTCGCGGTCGCGCGTGGTCTCTTCCAGCTTCGGCACCAGCTCCTTGATCTTGCTGGACATGAGCTGAAACCGCTCTTTCGTCTCGCGCTTGAGCGCGTTCGGCAGCGGGTCATTCAGCGCCTTCTCGAGCGCCGCCTCGGGCGTTAGAGCTGGCTGTGCAGGCTCGCCAGCAGGCTTGCTTTCCAGCTCACCAGTCGGTGATTGATCTCCAGCCGGGCTGCCGTCAGCATCTGGCCGAACTTCACTCGCTCCTGCGACATCAGTTGCCGCAGGTGCATCTCCGCCTGGTGCTCCAGGCTCAACAGACGCAGGCGCGCTTTGCTCAGCGCTTTCATCAGGTACTGCTTGAACATCGGGCGTGGTCTCCGGGGGTGGGGAAGACGCCGGCGCCGGCGAGGCATCGGCAATCCCTTGGTTGACTGCGGCCATCAGGCCGGCTTCATCGATCGGCATCTTCCTCTCCTGTCAGTCGTTACTGCCAAACACGTTTTGGCCTTTCGCAAGCTGCGCCTGTGCGTGAGCAATGGCTTTCTGTTGAACAGACGGCATCAGCTTGTTGAAAAACTGTGGGTCCTGCGGATCCAGCGAGAGTAGGTGGCGCACCTCTTCCGCCGTGAGCGTCGGAACCACAAGCGGCACGTCCATTTCCTTGCCGTTGATCCGATACCCCGCGCTCAATTCCGTCGATATGTCGCCGTCCGGTCGCTTGAGCAGCCCAAGCCACCCTTCGCCTTTCTGTGTCCCGTCTTCGCGCTTGCCGAAATCCTTCGCAGTCACGAATCTCGAATTTGCTTCTGCAATCCCCTGATTCACTGCCTGTAGCATTCCCTTGGGGTCGGTCATCACTGCACCATGCCGGTATCCGGCGGAGGCGGCATCAACTGAGACGGGTCCATCGGACCGGAATCCATCGGCGGGCTGCCAGTTTCAGGCCCCGCGGGTACTGCGCCGGGCACGGCGGCAGCGTTCGGATCACCGGGTACGGCGCCGGGCCCGCCCAGGCCGGGTGCACCGGGCGCGCCCGGCATTTGTGGGGGCATCTGAGGTATGAAACGCGAGACATCCGTCTCATCTCCCATCCGCTTCATGGTCTCCTTGACCAGTTCGGTCTGTGCCACCGCCAACGGCAGGTTGCCGCTGACTTGCGCCATCTGGATCTGC